CTCGGATGCAAGACATTGGAAGAAATGCTTGCTTGTGAAGTGGCAAGACCTTATATGAGCGCGGCGTGGAGAGAAACTTCCGAAGCTATGATTGTCCGCAAGATGCGTAATAACGCAATCAAGAAACACCCGAAAGACCTTAACGCTATGGCTACACAGTCACTTATGCAGATGGATGAAACTTATCAGCAGACGCAGGAAGATATTGCCGAAAACGCCAATTCAGAGGACTTCATTGTTGCAGATGCAGAAGTAAAGGAATCAGTGAAAGATGGCGTTGAGAAGTCGGTTGGAGCGCATTTTGATGTAGAAGTTCCGGTGAAAGATGATCGAAAGATTTCTACAGATGCTGACGTTCCGGATTTTATGAAAGATTAGGAGGGAAAAGACGATGAAAAGAATTTCAAAGGTTATCTTAATTGCACTGCTTACGGCAGTTATGGCAATGGGCGTGTGTGGCTGCAGCACAGCAGATACAGTAAATTACAATCTCAATAAAGAAGCAAATGAGTTCAATGTTTATCGCAGGATTACGGTTACCAATGCCAGAACGGACACGATAATGATGCAGGCAGAGGGGTATATGTCCCTTAGCAACAATTCTTCCAACGAGCTTGTGGTTACATTTAAGACTGGAGAAGACCAGTATTGCAAAGACTACATCTATTTGAACGATTGGACGTGCTATGTGATGGAACAGGTAGAACCGAAATCTACGGACAAGTACCATTATGAATTAGTGTTTTATCCGGATCGGCTTATTCCAGATGTTGAGATTAAGTAGGAGGGTATATGAGAGTTATATCACAGGATGGCACAATGGATATGCCGTATGATAGCAGTTCGGTTTCTTTATATGCAGGATGTATAAATGGGCGCGTTTATGTGAGAATGCAGATATGTGGATATGATGATTCAGTAGATGTTGCAGATTATTCCACAAAAGAAAAAGCAAAGAAAGCCATGGAAATGCTTAGAATTGCGTATGAAAATAATGTGTTTTATCATTGCACAGCTGGTTCAAAGTGTTTTGAAGAAGTACGGAGTATTTTGAGCGAGGAACAATTTCAGAAAGCTACAACAGAATATTTTCAGTTTCCTGCAGAGGAAGAATTGGAGTAGGGTATGAAACTTAGAGTTTTGGGGTCAAGTAGTTCCGGCAACTCATACGCCTTAATTGCCGATAACGGAGAAATCCTTGCGATTGAAGCCGGTTGTAAATTTCTTGATTTCAAGAAAATGATTGATTGGAAAATCTCGAATGTTGTCGGTTGCATTGTGAGCCACGAACACGGAGACCATGCGCGATACATAAAAAATTTCATGAAATCCGGCATTCCGGTTTACACGGCATTTGAAACACAGACCGCACTTGAAACCATAACCGGAGAACGTGCAATAGCCATTCCACCGCGCACAGTACGGCAAATCGGCAGTTTTACGGTTACCCCATTCAATGTGCCACATGATACAGAAATTGAGTGCTACGGCTATTTAATCAAGCATGAAGAAATGGGGCAGTTATTGTTCTTGACCGACTTGGAATATTGCAAGTACAATTTCTCGAAGCTTAACATTGAGCATATCATGGTTGAAGCTAATTACGATATGGAACTTGTTGATCGGAACGAGCCAAACTATGAACACCGTTTGCGAGGTCACATGAGCCTTGATACGGCACTTAAATTTATTCAGACGAACGACAACCCAGCTTTACGAAATGTCGTTTTAATACACTTATCGGACACAAGCGGAAATCCCGCGTTATTCCTAAAACGAACGAAAGAAACAATTGAATATGGAGCAAATGTTTATGTTGCAGAAAAAGGACTAGAGGTTGATATGAACCTTTGTCCGTTCTAACAAGTTATGATTTTGACCGGTCAATTTTATATATAGCAACTATTAACCAAGCACAGAAAGGAATTTTATGAATCCAATTGATTTAGCGGAATTAGCAGGCGGTGCATTGCAGGAAAAATCACAGAAAGCATTGCAGGATGTTTTTGAGAATATGCAGGACCCGAACACACCATGGAAGAACAAACGTGAGGTAGTTATTAAGTTGAAGTTTACACAGAATGAGGACAGAGACGATGCGACTTGTGAAATCTCTGTTGAAAAGAAACTTGCACAGCCGAAGCCAGTAGAGACAAAGTTTGCTCTCGGAACAAATCTTACAACCGGAGAAGTTCTTGCGGAAGAATACGGACCAGGTATTAAAGGGCAGATTTCTCTTGATGAATACCAGAAGTCACAGAAAATCGGTGAAAAAACAGTAGACACCGAAACCGGAGAAATCATTGAAGAAAAAAATGAAAAAGAGAATGTTGGAGTTGTCGATTTTAGACAGGCAAAACAAGCATAAGGGAAAGTTGAGGTAGAATTTTATGATTAAAGAAGCATTGGAGTATATCGTTGGTTTAAAAACACCGATTATCAATGAAATTGGTGGTAATACATATTCGGACAAGCCGCTTAACCGCATCAGTTACGTTCCGTATGCGAGTACAATCGAAATGAAAACATTGACGAGTCTTGTAGAGTATATCAAGGCAAAAATTGACTGCATGTCGGAAAAGATGATCGTTCATGTGGTTTCTCCGACGGAAGTTCACTTATATTCATCTCTCGATACCGATAGAAAGCGGGAACATTTGGTTGAGGTCAATGCAGAGTTGCCGGATTTCCGGTTTGGAAGTTTTATCGATCATGAAAGCTTTGTGATTGCCTTGCAGTCAAAATTTGTTTCGAATGCTGACAGGGATCTTGTTTTAAAGTTTGCAGGAACGGTAGAAGATGGAACGGTTGCAGAGTATGGAGATGACGGTGTTACACAGAAAGCCACTGTTAAAACGGGTGTAGCAAGTAAAGCAGATGCTGTGGTGCCAAATCCAGTCACTCTGATTCCATATAGAACATTTTTAGAAGTAGAGCAGCCGGCAAGTGATTTTATTTTTAGAATGAAATCATCATGTGGTGTACAGTGTGCAATTTTTGAAGCTGATGGTGGCGCATGGAAGAATGAAGCCATGAACAATATTAAAGCATATTTGAAAGAAGAACTTGCGGAGTTGAAACAGTTTACAGTTATTTCATAAGGTTGAAACACCTTGGCGAAAGCCTAAAAGAAACTGTCTTGTTTGGCGAATAGTTATCACAAACTTTATTGAAAGCCATGTTTTGGCGGTGCGTTTACCGTGCCGCCCTTACAAAAGATTGGAGGTAAAAATTGAAATTATGTGAATACTGTATGGCTGAATTTGAGCCGAAGCGACCAGATCAGAAATACTGTAGACCCAAATGTGCAAAAAGATACGCACAGTTTAAAAATTTTAAAAAGGCTGGAAGAATTGTGTATACAAGAATATGCCCGAAATGTGGCAGAATTTTTATGACGATAGATGAAAACAAGTTTGATTGCCAAGACTGCATCGGCAATGAAGTTAAAGAACGATTGAGAAAGCCAAAGAAAAAGGGCGATGCAATCAAGGCTGTGAATCACATGGCACGAGCTTCCGGTATGAGTTACGGAAAGTTCGTGGCTCAAATGAGCATGAAGCCATTGGAGAGGAAGTGATTGGGGTGGATTATAAGAAATTTAGACAGGCAAAAGCCATCGAAGCCAAAAATAAACAGAAGTGGCTTGCGTTGAATCCGAAACTGAATGATGAAAGCGGAATATACTTCTTACTTCGTGAGGATGAAAATGGTTTCCGGTATGCGTATATCGGGCAGGCACTGCATATAATCAGCAGATTGTGTAGCCACCTTACAGGCTATGAACAACACATAGACCTTAGTTTACGGAAGCATAAGTTGTACAACGAGAGCGACAATCCTTATGGTTGGCGAGTTGAATTTCTGAATTTCTCAGAGAGCCAGCTTGATAAAAAGGAGAAATATTACATCAAGTTATATGCAGATAAAGGCTATCAATTGCGTAATGTCAGTTTGGGCGGTCAAGGAGAAAATCGCGCAAGTGGTTCAATCGGAGAAAGAAAAGTGGTCAAAGGTTATATGCGGGGCGTACAACAAGGCAAAAAGACTCTTGCTAAGGAATTATCGCATATTGCTGAAAAGCACCTTGAAATCCGATTGAAGCCGGAGAAACAGGGTAACAAAGTTTCTGAAAAACAGTATGAGAAGTTTATGGCTTTGATTTCTGAAAATACATATGAGGAGAGTGATTAAATGGCAGAAGTCAAGTGGATTAAAATCACAACAGATGTTTTTGACGATGAAAAGATTCTTCTGATTGAGAGTATGCCGAGTGCGGATAGCATCATTACGATTTGGTTCAAACTTCTTATTCTTGCCGGAAAACAGAATAACAACGGTGTGTTTATGATGAGCAACAAGTTTCCGTTCACGGATGAAATGCTTGCCACCATTTTCCGCAGAGACTTGAACACGGTAAGGCTTGCGCTTAAGACCTTTGAAGAATTTGGAATGATTGAAGTCGTTGACAACGTGATAACGATTCCGAATTGGAATAAGCATCAAACACTTGATGCTTATGAGAAGAAAAAAGAGCGCGACAGGCTATACCAGCAGAACCGAAGAAAGAAGCAGAAGAACCTAATTGAGCAAAAATCGCTCGATAAATCGTCTGACGTCGCTTTTTCAGATAGAGAAGAAGAAAAAGAAGAAGATAAAGAGAAAGAAAATATAAAAGAAAATTCGTTGTCGCCCGATTCCGGAGATTTGTTTGATTTTGACGATGCTTGGAAAAAGACTTTTGATATATACCCCAAGAAAACAGCGTACAGTACCTCTAAAACGGCTTGGATGGATAAAGTGATAGAAGTTATCGAAGAGAACCAACCGGACATTGCACGGCTGTTATACAAAGCCACAGAAGCATATTTGAGTGACTATCAAGAAAAGAATCCAGACGATACGGATTTTCGGTACATTCCAAAATATGTTGATTGGCTGAAAAATGATTGCGATTATTGGTTGCAGATCGCAGAGAAACGAGGTGATTGCAGTTGACAGAAGCAGAGTTCGGAGTGATCGGGTGCGTACTGATTGACAATGATGTGCTAAATAGCATCTGGCGAACACTGAAACCGGAAATGTTTAGTTCGGATTTTGCGCAGGACACATACAAAGAAATGCTTGCCATGTATGACCGGAATGAAAGCATTGACCCAATGTCTTTATCAATGGAACTTGAGAATCACAAATACACGCAGGAACAGATTAGTGAATTGATGAAATCCTGTATTACCGGAACAATCACTTCAACCATGGTTAAAAGTTATGCCGATGCGGTTGCGAAAGAATACAAGGCGAGAATGGTTCGGGAAATGTACCAGAAATCCAGTTTAAAACCATGCGACATTGATGATACAATCAGCGATCTTCTTACAAGACTTGAACATTTGCAAGAGGGGAAAGAGGTAAGGCTAAAACCAATGAAGCAGATTGCAGCTGAGAATAAAGACAAATATTTCAACGAAAGTGTTGGAGAGGGTGGTATAAAAATCGGGTTATCGCAACTTGATGATGCACTTGGAGATCTTGAACGCGGTGACGTAACAGTAATTGCCGCAAGACCGGCAGTTGGAAAATCCGCACTCACAACGCAGATTATTGGGAATATGGCAAAAAGGGGACTTAAAGTTGCATATTTCAATTTGGAGATGATCGATAAACAGGTGTATGAGCGATTTATTTCAAGACTTGCGGAAATCGGCTTAACGAGAATCAGAAGGGCAAAAGCGTTTCTTGGTGATGAACAGGAAAAATTTAACCAAGCAAATGAAGAAATGAGTAATTATCAATTATGGGTTGCGTCCGGCACTGTATCTCCGAGAGAAATAAAGTCAGAATGCAGACACCAAAGCTTTGATGTTATCGTTGTTGACTATCTGCAATTGCTTATGCCGGATAACAGATATTCCGGAAGAAATGAAGAAGTAGCATCAATTTCAAGAGGTTTAAAATCGGTTGCAAGAGATTTGAATACGCACGTAATAGCACTTTCGCAGATAACTCGTGCTTCCGAAAGCAGAGATACAAAAGAGCCTACCATGGCAGAGTTGAGGGAATCTGGAGCAATCGAACAGGATGCGTCAAACATAATTATGCTGTGGAATCTGTCAGACAATGACAAGGGAGCCAAGGGTGCAAAAATCGAAAAGAACAGACAGGGAATGACAATGCGTGAAGCAATGGAGTTTGATGGAGATCACATGAAGTTTGTTGAAATCGACAAACCATTTGATGATGTTGTGGCAGAAATCAAGAAGAAAGAGCGTGGCGACGGATTCAAACCATACAACGGCAATTGTCCGTTTTAGAGGTAGCAGCTATGGCAAGTGCAAAGATCGAAAAAGGTTCGGAAGAATGGCAAGTATTCATGGATTATTGGAAGTTTATCCAAGACTACTACGCGCCGGATAATGACGATGCATGGTGGCAGGAAGTGATGAAAGCCGGAGAATCATTGATAAACAAATACAAAGGAATGGAGATTGAAGAGCGCGCAAGACAGCTTGTATTGAGTCATTTTGCATGGTTGGAAATCACATACAGAAAGGAGAAAGCAAAGAAATGAGCAACGCTTTGAGACGAAATAAAAAGCCAACATTTTACACAAAACAGGAAATGCGGATTATCGGGCGAAATGATTTTGAAAAGAGAAATGCGGATAAGGTTATAGCGAAATCATACAAAGATTTTGTCGTGATTGGGTACATAATTTTGCATGACAAATTCGGTTTCGGGCAGACAAGAATCATCCGGTTGCAGGATTTTTTGAAATCTTACTTAGATGAAGCATCGTCCGGCGGAAATACTGGAAAGGACTTGTCTGTTTATCTGAAAAGTAAATATGAAATTGACGTTAAAGAGGAGGTTTCGAAAATTCCACAGAGACAGTTAATGACCCTGTATGCAAAGAAAGGGTTCTGTATCGAGCGTGAAGCCTACAGGCTTTCCAGCGCATCGTTGTTTAACTATTTTGCACTGACACTTACGATTCTGAAAAAGGAGTTTAAGATAACAGCGAAACAGTTGCAATATTTCACGGACAAATTTATTGACTACATTGACACGCTATCGAATTACAAGCAGTTTCAGTTGACGGTGCCGATGATAGCGCAGAGTTTGGCGAATGAGATTAAGTTTGTATGCGATTTGGAGGTGTAAACATGCTGAACAGAGAGAAATACGCAAAAGAAATTTTAGATATTGCGTGTAAGGGAGATAAAATTGCAGTTCGCAACGGGAAAATGACTTCTTGTGACAATCTTCTTTGCAAAGATTGTGATTTCGGTTATTCAGATTGTAATGAAAAAATACTGAAATGGGCGAATAGTGAGTATGTTGAGCCATCTGTTGATTGGAGTAAGGTTGCGGTCGATACGCCGATTCTTGTGAAAGACGTAAAAAGCGGCGAGTGGAATCGGGGATATTTTGCAATGTATGAAAACGGCACGGTGTTCACTTGGTATCATGGAGCAACATCATGGAGCGCAGAAGGTGAATCAGATATTGCAAGTTGGAAATTCGCGAAGCTGGCAGAAAGTGAGGAATAAACATGGAGAGATTAACAGAAAGCAATCCATCGTGGATAGATGATGAATTATGGGAAAGGGCATGTGAACCAGATTGTGAAGAAATAGATGCCGTATATCGGAAACTCAAAGTCTATGAGGATGCCGAGGAACAGGGCAGAATGATTATTTTCCCATGTAACAAAGGAGATAAAATCTATGAATTTTATCGCGAATGCGTAGAATGCAGATTAGAAGCCGGGGAGACACCGGAAGATATTATCAGCATGAGGAGAGTTCGTTATTTTGGGTATGATGGAGATGAAGCATACATTTACGCGTCACAAGCATTACCGGTTCGACTTTTTAATAACGATGAGCCATTTTGTATTCCGGTAAGCGAGATAGGCAAAACAGTATTCCTCGCAAAATCCGCAGCAGAAGCAAAACTGAAAGAATTGAGAGGTGGAGAAAATGGATAAATTCATTGAAAGTGTAAGCAAGTGTGACTTTGACAGAAGAATATCGGAAGTTGTTGAAATGCTTGAGAGAAAACAACTCTTCGGAACTATTAGTCTGATAAAAGATTTGAAATATTACCTTGACTTAGCCATAGAAGAAAAAGCACACACTTGTAAATGTCAGCATAACAGCAATTCAATAGATAATGAGCATTGTTGTGGATGCGATAGCAAAGTTTCAGAAAATGATGATACAAAAAACAAAGTTACATCTCTGGAAATTATCGTAAGGATGATAGACAACAAGCCATATTACGAAATCAAGTACAAAAAAGTCGGCGAAGATTATTACCATGTAGGTTACAGTTCATTCAATATTGATAATGTATTGAAATGGCGTGATGAGTGTTTTGAACTTGTTGATGTAAAAGTGACAAATGCCGACAGGATAAGGGATATGTCGGATGAAGAGTTAGCTGATACATTATTTAATAGTTGCCTTGAAGTTATGCATATAGACGAGTGCCCTTACGCAGATAATGTAGGGGAGTGCAAGAAATGCCTATTAGATTGGCTTCAATCAGAATCGGAATAGGAGAGAATATGGAAGACAGATACTTGTTCAAGGCAAAACATATACACGTATTGCCAAATAATAACCGTTTAGATGGCTCTTGGGTAGTTGGATTTTTGAGTGGAGAACGATATATTGCCAATGATAGCGGTGAGTATTTGATAGACCCATCCACTATCTGCCAATGCACAGGCTTAAAAGACAAGAACGGCAAGCTGATTTGGGAGAATGATGTTGTAAAAATAAATAATAGCAAGGTGAATACGCTTATAACATTTAGAGATTTTGAAATTATATGTACAATTCCTAACGAAAAATATTATAAGCACAGACTTGAATATGATACTGAATATGAAGTTATCGGCAACATCTTTGACAATCCGGAGTTATTGGAAAGCGAGGGATAATATGACGGAGAGTGAAGCAATTAAGATATTGAAGAAAGACAGTTGTTATGAATGCGCACAAGGCACAGACAGCCCGCTTAATTGTGAATATGGGGGATGCAGGGTTGCGAAAGCTACTAGAGTAGCAATACAGGCACTTGAAGAAGTACAACAGTACCGAGCAATCGGCACAATTGAGGAATGCCGGGCGGCTGTGGAACGTCAGAATCCGAGAGCTGCTATTACTGAAAAAGAAGATAATGGGATTAAAAAATATACATGTTATGCATGCGGTAGGTACATGGGTTGGTCAACTGGAACACTTCCTGCTCGTTATTGCTGGAAATGTGGTCAGAAATTGGATTGGGGTGATGAAGAATGATTTTTCAATCGTACATAAATTTCTTTCTACTAATCCTTATAGCCATTAGGTTAGATATTCTAACAAAATTTGGAGTCAATCTTTTTTGCGTTCTGTCAGTTGTAGCGATGATTGGACATGAGATTTTTGATTATTTGAAAAAAGGAGATAAAAAACGATGAGACTGATTGATGCAGACGCACTAAAAGAATATTGCATGCGTGCGAGTAAATCTGATGATGATTTTAGGAGAGTAAGTTTGGCAACATTGGCGAGCGTGGTAGATGCACAGCCGATTGCCTACGATCCGGACAAGGTTGTGGAACAGCTGGAAAAGAAAATACAGACGCATGCGCGTTGTATTGAATATGAAAATAAAAACGGAACGATAACAGAAGAATTTCAGCAAAGAAAAGCTGTTGAAGTGCTGAAAGATGCAATCGAGATCGTGAAAGGCGGTGGGGTGAATGAAATGGAAGAATAAAGCAGTAACAAAAATAACAGGTATTTCGTTAAGCTCAAGCGTCAGAGAACTTGCAATGGCGATAAATCATAATGCAGAAGTTTTAAGAGAAGCAGTGCAGAAGATAGAAGAATTGAGCGATAAAGTTGATAGACTAAAGGCAGGTGATAGAGATGGCAATTAAACCGATTTTATTCAATACAGAAATGGTTCGTGCGATTTTGGACGGAAGAAAGAGCTGCACTCGGCGGCTGGTTAAACATGATGTTGAATCAGTTCTAAACAGTCCATATCATAAGGTGCATCCAGAGGTAGAGGATAAACAGATTATAAGCAAACTATGCAATCCGCCATATCACACGGACGATATACTGTACGTGAGAGAAACATGGAGCGAAGCATATGAAGAGGGAACATATATTTACAGGGCTGATGATAAGCTGGCAGACTTGCCAACGTTCAAGGAATCATCAAAACTGATATACCGTCCGTCCATCCGCATGCCGAAAGAAGCCGCGCGTATCTGGCTGAAGGTTACGAATGTGAGAGTGGAGCGGTTACAGCAGATTACGGAAGTCGGCATACGGAAAGAAGGAATTGAGGTAGATCCGAAGGAATGCGTTGGTAAATTTGATTTCATCTCTGAATTGTTTTTCTTATTTCAGAGATTGTGGGATTCTACCATCAAGAAATCAGACCTTGACCGCTACGGTTGGGATGCAAACCCGTGGGTATGGGTGATCGAATTTGAGCGGTGTGAAAAGCCGGAGGGAGTGTGAGGTATGACTGAACTTGAATGGAAAGAAGTCGAACCAGAGCAGGAAGACTGGAAGAAACAAATTGATGTAGTTGCCTATTACGGAGATCTCGTCATAGGAAGCATTGTATATTGTGGTGAAGAAATTGGATGGCAGTCTGTCATTGATGGGCACATGGATTTTTTACAGGCAGAATCTCTGGAAGATGCGAAAGAAGAAATGATTGATGCGTTAGATAATCATTTCACAGACCAAATCAATTATTACAAAGAATTGCAGGAAAGCCTTGACGAATTAAGGGGGAATGAAAATGCCTAAAGCAGTATTGGTAATGGATATGCCGGAACAGGTATGCCAGAAATGTGCATTGTGCTATGAGACAGAGAATGATGACGAATATCTGTGCTGTGCGGTAGGAAAACTTTTACCAGATGGAGAGAAGCCGGAGTGGTGTCCGCTCCGAGAATTGCCGGAGAGGAAAGAAACTCATACGGTGTTAGAGCTACATTCTAACGGTCGATGGACAGAAGGCATGAAGGCTGGCTTTAATGCCTGCTTGGATGAAATTTTAAAAACAGATGGAATGAGAAAGGAGTAATGACAGAAGCCTTGGTAGACCAAGGTTGACCGCCTAAAGGTGAAGAAAGGCGAGAACAAAAGGAATTTAATTAGCGGTGTCGTATGGCACTATTGGGAGCCGTAATTCCTTATCCACGGACACAGAGCAATCTGTTAAGTGGTTGTCATGAAAAAATTAAAAGTATGTTGGGTAAGTGCAGGCATCAGTAGTTTTATGGCTGGATATTTAGCCGGTGATGTAGATGAATGGATTTACATTGACATTGCCGACCAACATGAGGACAGTATCAGATTTATCAAAGATTGCGAGAAAACAATCGGGAAAGATGTTCAGATACTGCAATCAAGCGAGTACAGATGTGTAGAGGATTGCGTAAAGACGTTCGGAGGATTTAGAAATCCGTCAAATGGATTCTCACCATGTACGAACTGGCTCAAAAAGAGAGTGAGAAAAGAGTGGGAAGAGCAGCATAAGGATTGTGAATTGACCTACGTCTGGGGATTCGACCTTAAGGAAAAGAACCGAGCAGAGAGGACGATTGAAGCGAATCCGCAAGCGGCACATGAATTTCCACTGATTGACAGAAGCCTTTCAAAACAAGAGGTACATGGATTGTTTGAACGGACTTTTGATTTTGCCCGACCTTTGATGTATGACCTTGGATATCCGAATAATAACTGCATCGGATGCGTCAAGGGCGGCATGGGTTATTGGAACCATATCAGAAAAGATTTCCCGGAAGTATTCGAAAGTCGGGCGAAGTTGGAAAGAGAAGTTGGTTATTCAATCCTTAAGGACGGAAAGGGGAATCCGGTATATCTGGATGAACTGGAACCGGACAGAGGTAACATGAATACAGAGATATTCCCCGATTGTGGGATTATGTGCTATTTGGCACAACAGTAAGGGAGTGATGGATATTAAACAGATTGCCGGACAGATTAATTTGTTTGAAGAAAAACCTGTGAATGAAATAAATGAATGTCTCGGTGAGCCTTGTGCGCATTGTGATGTTGAATGGTGTTCGATTGCGTGCTTTAAACGAAGAGGTTACCAATGGGATTTATTGCACAGATTTGTAAAGGGAAGTGATAACAAGCCCCTTAGAAGAAACATAGAAAAGAGAATTTGTAAAGAAACAAGATTTGATTGAAAGGAGTGATTCAGAGTGAGTAAAGCATACAGATGTGATGTTTGTGGCAAATTTTGTAGTGATTGTTATGAAATAAATGGATTTGATATTTACCCTGATGATTACGCAAAAAGAGGCTATTCAAATGTTGATAAAAAGACAGTGATAAATGAAATATGTGACGATTGCTATAACGATATTAAGAACTACATTCACGATAAGGTATTTGAAATAGCCAAAAAGCGTGTAAAAAAATTCTATTAACTAAAAATCTAAGAAAGGAATAGGTTGTGCGCACATAAAACCGAGGTTTCCTTTTGGTAGATTTAGAATGTATAAAAAGAAGATTAAATGTGAGATTTATCGTGATTCTATGCAGAATTACAAGAAATATGCAATACCGCCAGCACAGTTGATTATAGCTGATGTTCCTTATAATGTTGGGAACAACTTCTATGGCAGTAACCCTATGTGGTATAACGGTGGCGATAACAAAAACGGAAAGAGCAAACTTGCGAAAAAAGCGGCTTTCAATTCGGATTTTAACTTTAATTTGTATGAATACTTCCATTTTTGTTCAAAAATGTTGAAAAAAGAGGACACAAAGCCTATCGCAATGGGCAGAAGTAGTAATAGTCCTTGCATGATTGTGTTTTGCGCATTTGAGCAGTTGTCAACATTGATTGCGTCGGCGAAAAAACATGGATTCGTTAATTACATACCGCTTGTATTCTGTAAAAATTACAGTCCACAGGTACTTAAAGCTAATATGCGTATCGTAGGTGCTACGGAATATGCACTCGTACTGTACCGAAATAAGTTACCGAAATTCAGAAACGGCTTGCAGATTGATGAAAACGGAAAGAATATCAGAGGTACAGGACACATGATTTTCAATTGGTTTACTTGGGAGAAAGACGGAAAAGATATACCGAAGATTCATCCAACGCAAAAGCCGGTAGCAGTCCTTAAAAAGCTGATTGAGATTTTTACAGACGAGGGAGACGTTATTATTGACCCTTGTTGCGGTAGCGGTAGCACGCTAAGAGCCGCCGCAGAGCTTGGCAGAAGTGCATACGGATTCGAGATTGACAGAAACTTTTACGAGCGCGCAAAGAATGAAATGCTTGTATTTGAAAATGATGAGCAAATGGATTTATCAGATTATATTTAATGGAGAAATGGCTTATGAAATTTACAAAATTCATTAAGCCAGAACTTGAACAAATCAAAGAAAATGCCAATTTCACGGAAGAAGAGGAGAGAATTTTCTCTCTTCTCTGCCGTGGTTTTTCACAAAAGCAAATATCCACAAAAGAAAATCTATCACTAAGAACGATAGAGTACAGAGTGAGAGATATAAAAGATAAAATAGAAAGAACGGGGGTATTTGATTGGATGAAAAAGAACTGTTGAAATATGCCGTTGATAGTGGTATTCTCGACATAGCACTTGTGCAGAAACAAGTTACTATGCAAAAGAGAGAAAAATTACTCAACAAAAACCCTTATAAAATCTATCAAGGAAAGGATGAGAACTGGTACTCATATCTGCCGGATGAAGTAAAAGGCAGACGTAAAATCAAGGCAAAGCGCAGAGAAGCGGTCGAGCAGAAAATCATTGATTATTGGAAAGAGAGAGAAGATGACCCCACGATAGAGGAAATCTTCAACCGTTGGATTTCACAAAAGCTGGAACTTGAAGAAATCAGCAGGGCAACCTATGACAGATACCTAATGGATTTTCAAAGATACTTTGACGGTATCAAGGATAAGAAAATCAAAGGTGTAGACGAATGCGACCTTGAAACGTTTATACGAAACAGCATCCATGATTTCGACATGACTTCCAAGGCATTCTCAAACTTTCGGACGCTGATTTATGGAATCTTTAAGTATGCCAAGCGGAAGAAGTATGTTAAGTTTTCCATTACATACACGCTGAAAGATATGGATATATCGCCAAAATCGTTTAAGCATGTTGTCAGGCAGGCAAAAGACCAAGTATATATGCCGGATGAAAAGGAACGCATGGAGATGTACTTAAAGAATCACTTGGATATCGTGAACCTTGGATTGCTATTTATGTTTAAGACAGGAGTCCGTGTCGGGGAATTGTCGGCATTAAAGCGGAAAGATGTTGAAAACTACACGGTTGCAATCAATTCCACAGAGACACGTTACCGGGATGATGATGGTTTTCACTATGAGGTCAAAGATTTTCCGAAATCAGAAGCCGGATTGCGATTTGCCATATTGCCGGATAAGTACAAATGGATTCTTGATGAAGTACGAAAGAGAAATCCCTTCGGGCAATATCTATTTGAGAGAGACGGAGAACGGTTGAAATCCTACAACTTTCGTGAACGTTTGCGGTATATCTGCGAACATGAATTGAGAATGAAAGTGAAATCTCCGCACAAAATCCGAAAGACATACGGAAGTATCTTGCTTGACGGAAAAGTGAAAGAGTCCACAATCCTTGATACCATGGGGCATACAGACATTAGTTGCACAAAAGATCATTATTATTTTGATCGTACCGGAATTGAGGAAAAGAGACAGGAACTTGACTTAATTGAAGCATTATAAGTCTTTGGTACTCAAAGGTACTCAAAGAAAAATTGAAAGAATGGCTATTTTAAGCCGTTTCAAGACAATTACTTTAGGGTTCGATTCCCGTACGGACTGTTTTAAAAGTCGCATAAACACTGTGTTTGCGGCGTCTTAAGAAAATTGGTACTCAAAATGGTACTCAAAAACTGAACACAAAAGAAAGGAGTCTGCACAAGCGCTTAAGATTCTTTTCTATAAATGGTAGGCTTGGAACGCTTGGGGCGTTCTTTTTTTATGCGGTTTTTCTGCTTATTTTTTGCGGAAGAACCGTATTTTTTTATGCAAAAATATAAGCATAGGAGGGATGCGGAATGTTATTTACGGATGAAATTCTTGAAAAAATTTTAACAAGAGAAGATGTGTCGAAGGTTCCGCTCGTGTATCAGTCAGCAATGATTCACGCAATCAAGGAAGTATTGGAGGAAGAGAATGTATCAGATGCAAAATCAGAGTATGGCATTTAACCCAAACCCAAGCTATGCCGCTTATCAATACAACCCAATGCAAAGGTTTCAACAACCAGAGCCACAGATTCCGCAGATGCAACCGCAGTTTCTTGGAATCCAAGGAAAAGTAGTGCAGTCGGAGTCAGCAATCATGGCAAATGATGTGCCTATGGATGGAAGTGTTGCGTTCTTCCCGATGCAGGACATGAGCGCAATCGTAGCGAAACAATGGGATGCCAATGGAACAATCAGAAAGACCGTTTACAAGCCTTTTAATGAGCAGATGGCAGATTCTTCAAGTGAAGATAAAAGAATCGAAATAGGGCTATCTGATGATGCGGCAAAGGCTATTACTGACAAATTGGATTGCTTGTTTGGAAAGATGGAAGAGTTGGAAGATAAGTTGTCTTCGCAAACGCAAAGAAAATCTTCACGAACACAAAAGGAGAGTGAGTCTTAATGAATCCTATGCAGATGTTACAGGGAATGAGAAACCCACAGCAGTTTTTACAACAAATGATGGGGAACAACAGCGTAATGAGCAACCCTATGGCGCGCAATGCTATGCAAATGGCGCAGAAGGGAGATTCCAAGGGCATCGAACAGATGGCTAGGAATTTGTGCAAAGAAAAGGGAATTGACGCAGATAAGGCTTTTGAGTCGTTTAAAAGCCAATTAGGAATGTGATACTAATTCTTGCAAGATTATGTATATAAAAAATGAATTATGGAGGTAAATTCTATGTTTAACACAGGTAATTGTGCATCCGTTCCGCTTGTCGCGAACATTGACGGAAACGGAAATAAAAACGGATGGGGCGCAGAAGGCTCATGGTTATGGTTCATTATCGTTATCTTCGCTATCTTCGGATGGGGTGGGTTCGGTAACGGATTCGGAGGAAACGGAATGAATGGTGGTGTCGGAAGCGAAATCCAGCGCGGATTTGATAATCAGGCGGTTGTGTCAAAACTTGACGGCATTACAAACGGACTTTGTGACGGATTCTATGCTGTGCAAACCGGCATGAACGGCATCAACACAAACATTTTGCAGACCGGATTCGGCATTCAGCAGGCTATCAATGCTGATACAGTCGCTAATATGCAGAATACAAATGCATTACAGTCACAGCTTGCTAACTGTTGCTGCGAAACAAGAGAAGCTATCCAAGGCGTAAACTACAACATGGCAACTAACACTTGCGCATTGCAGAACACCATGAACAGCAACACGAGAGACATTATCGACAGTCAGAATGCAGGAACACGCGCTATTCTTGATTATCTCTGCAATGAAAAAATTTCTTCCTTACAGGCAGAAAATAATGATCTTCGCAGAGCAGCTTCACAGGATCGTCAGAGTGCATTACTTACAACTCAGATGGCAGCTCAGACACAGCAGATTATCAATGCGGTAAATCCGTCTGCTATCCCGGCATATGTCGTACCTAACCCAAATGCTTATGCATATGGATGCGGATGCAACACCGGTTGCAACTGCTAAAACTAAATAATTGAGTATCTTAATTGAGTTTAACTCGATCATGTCTGCTATGCAGTATTACTTATAATCAAAGGGCAGACTGTAATGTTTGCCCTTATTTTTATGGAAGAGAGGTAAAAATAATGGAAGTAACAGGAATTGCATTACAAACCGTTTCCGCTGGAGAAGATGTTGCATTCACAGAAACAGCAGTAAACGGAACAAAATGTATCGTACACAGACAGGGAAGCGGAATTATCAAGTTAAGAGGTATCACAAATCAGTGCAAGGCTAGATTTTTAGTATCTTATAGTGGAAACATTCAGATACCGACAGGCGGTACAGTTGAAGAGATTTCGCTTGCTATTGCAGTGGATGGAGAACCTTTACAGTCAACACGAATGATAGTTACTCCGGCAGCAGTACAAAATTTATTTAACGTTTCGGCTCAGGCATACGTTGATGTACCTTGTGGCTGTTGCAGTACAGTAGCGGTGCAGAATACATCTACACAGGCTATTGAAGTACAGAACAGTAATTTGATTGCAGTAAGGGAGGCTTGATATTATGCATAAGTTTGCGAAACAGATTATGGATTGCGTGAAAGCCCACGTTGACGGCATCGGAATTGAGAATTTTGAGGGTCAGAACCTTGATGATCTCAAGGATTGGACGGAGATTGCAAAGAACATCGTGTGCTTTGACAAGGACTATAACATTGTTGAAGCAATGAAAAAGTCTGAAAACGAAGAAATCATGCGCATGGCGGAAGAATTTGGGGATTATCCGGGAAGAAGATACTACAATGAGTACCGGTACTCAAATGGCAGATTCGCACCGAAGGGGCGCGGAACACGCAGAGGATATATAGAACCGCCATATTATCATCAGATGCCGGAAGATTACCACGAATGGGAGAGAATGCCGGAATACGACCGAATGAGAGACCTTGACCGAATGAGTATTGGAAAGATGTATTATTCAGAGCCTATGAGCGGAAATAACGGCATGAGTACCGGTACTCACGATGCAAGAGAGGGCAGAGCCGGTATGAGCCGGAGAAGTTACATGGAGACAAAGGAAATGCATAACGGAAATTCACCGGAAGATAAGGACGCAAAGATGAAAGAACTCGAAAAGTACATGAAATCTCTTTCGGAAGATGTGACCGAACTGTTTTCCGGCATGTCCCCGGAAGAGAAACAGTTGACCAAGACTAAGCTGACTACGCTTGTTACGAAAATGTAATAGAGAGGGCATTTTGCCCTCTTTGTTTGCGAGGTGGTAAATTGTTCACAATAAACAATGAAATGTGGAATTTGGTCAAAGTATCGCGTTACAGCGATATGCTACAGAGAAGCGATGGGAGCAGAACGGTAGGCATGACCGACAGAGACACGAAAACGATATATCTTGCGGATGATCTGCGCGGAAAATTCCTTGACCGTGTGTTATGTCACGAATTATGCCATGCGTTCTGTCTTTCGTATAATGTATACATGGATATTAGCACCGAGGAAATTGTAGCAGACTTTTTGGCTACATACGGAAGAGAAGTATTTGAAATAGCAGACAGACTATTGATTGAACTTATGGAGGTTGTTGCATAATGGATAAAATTTCAGAACTCTTACAGTACGTTCACCGGACGAATCCGGAAATGACTAGGGAAAAGCTGATAGAAGAGTTGAGCAAAAGCGATTATGCGGCGCGGTCTTTAATTTTTACGAAAGAAAATTTTCTCCGCGCGTCAAAAAATATTTCGTAATTTTTTTGTACCCCCTGGGGTAGCGTTTTTGGGGTCGAGATTCCATTTTCACGGATTCTCAAAAACGTGTAACAAACGTGCAATTATCTTCGGCATTCCGCAAATAACACAAATACACTATATGCTATGCCATATATAGATAATATACTGATGATATTTGATAATATAACAGATCGCAGGCAAACGCCAGAAGACGTTTGCCCGGCTGTAGTTATAGTCTAGCATAGACCGCATTTTACCACTTGTCAAGATAGTTTTTCCCATCGTATCGGCTGTAAGTGCGTGTTATGTTTTCCGGTCTTTGCGTGATCTGTAACCAGTCACCGCCACGCTGCGCGGTTATTTTGATTTTTGCAGACTCCACCCATTCCACGCCCTCAAACTTTGAGTAGCCGCACATTTTGCCGGATATTTCCAGATAACCAAGGGCAGACACCCGGCGCATGATTTCCCTTTTTCCGATATACTCATATTTTCCCATCTTTCCCACCTCCTTATATTGTGTTTATTTGTCAATTTGCGCATGGAAACCGATTTCCATGTAGTCCGCGCTCCCGGAATCGAACCGGAACGGATGCACCAAGCACGCGAAAAAGGCGGAATGGTACCGCCTTAAATTACAACAAAATCCCCTTGAAATCCTGTTGTTACGATCATTTTTCCGTCAGATCTGCGGTACACAACGCCGCATCCGTCCGCAAAAGTTGACCACACGAGCCATCCGGGCGGTGTGAGGTTTTCACCGGTTTTATAATCCAGGAATGAGTAACGCGGAATAACGCCACTTTTTTCTTGATCTAGCGCGTTGTTAATTGCTTGCGATTCTGTCACAAGCACAACGCCGTTTTTTGCGTGCAAAACATAGTTATTTTCATTCATTTTTTATTTCTCCTTTTCAATTTCATAAAACCGCCGCCGGTAGTGATCCGGCGGGCATCCTCTGCGGCGGCTAATTCAAACAGTTTTCAATATTTTTCGCAAGGTGCGGAAAGGCTTTTTCTATGTCTTGTACGCTGTCGGCGTAATAATCACCAACAATTTTCCCGAAAATGCGAAGATTTCCGGAATAAAACCCGCCTAAATCATTAAAATATATGTCTAATCCTGTCACCTGTTCCGGCTTGTCACCATACCACATATCAATATTTGTTTTTCCCATTTTCAAGTCCTCCATATTCAAATTTTTCCAGTTTCCCGGTAAAAGCAAGCCGGGGAATCGAACCCCGGAAGCGCCAACCTTGCTAATTAATTATTTTGCTTTTGCAGCGTGTTTTGTAAGCTCTCTGTAAAGCAGATTACATGCTGTCGCTTCTGCCTTATCCTCTGTATATCTGCCTTTTTCCTCTTCTGTCTCGTCTAAAATATCAGCAAGCCAATCAACGGCAGAGCCAAGAAAAATATCATCAGAAATAGGGAAAGCTGTAGGAAGTCCTGCCATCCAGTCGCAAAACAAAGAATATTTACTAATTCTTCCGGCTCTATACTGACAATCATATTTAACTTTCTCGTTCTCAAAAGCCGTTAAAATGTCTTTGCATATGTCGTTGTAGTCTGTCTTTGCTTCCTTGTTGTCATATGTGTAATATTCCTCTGCTGCTTCGTAACTCTCCATGATTGCGTTTTTAATTGCTTCCATTGTTTCTTTGCTGTTTGTTCTTCTCATTTCTTTTTACCTGTGCTATAATATAGCTACCTTTCTTTTTTGATTGGTGGCGGTTCGTTCTTGGTAGGAGTGACCGCCTTTTTTGTTTTCTGTGCTTCATTTGATGCTTGTATCATATCACTAAATTTAGTGACAGTCAATAGTAAATATCACTTTTTTTAGAAATATTTTTCTTGACTTTTCCAGATAGGAAAAGTATGATTGATTTAAGAAAATCTATATAGAAAGGAAGGTACGCAATGCTAAAATACAGATTTGATGTAGGGGACGCGTTGGAGCGCATCGGCTTTAACTCCTACATGGCTAAAACAAGCGGATTGTTAAGTCAAGAAACGCTCAAAAAAATAAAACGTGAGGACACAAATATAAATGCAAAGAGCATTAATAATCTTTGTCTGCTTTTGGATATGCAGCCGAAAGACATCTTTATATATGTAGAGAGTCCGGAAGATTTGGAACTGAAAAAGAAATTGCAAAAAAAATAAAATATCACTTGTAAAAGTGATATATGTGTGCTATAGTATAGTCAGATCAAGAAAACAGCACAGAGCCGAAAGGGGAACGACATATGTTAAAATTAGAAAATCTGAAGAGGAAGAAGGAGAACGGAATGACCTTGTATTTTTATGCGGGGTTGGGTTGGGTAACCGCAGAACGGTTGAGCCAGCCGGATGTTGCAGAGAACGAAGCAGTCAAAGATTTTGATTGCAATCCGAAAAATTCCAGAAAGTGTTCCGACTGCCCGCACAACCGAAATTTTTCGGATTGGCAAGATAGATTGCCGTGTGGTCAGTACCACTGCTGGGTTGACGTAACTTGCAGGAAGGAGAACGGAATATGATTAGATGGAAGGCAACGAGTGTGAATGGACTTGTGGAATATGAGCAGGAAGCGGAAAGTTTCAAGGAGCTTTTCGATGCGCTGGACGGAAGAGGAATAATTAGCGATCCTGATTTCCCCCTTTATGATACGGCACTCTTGGAAAAATACGGGAAATCATTTGATGATGCCGGTTTTAAAGACGAGAGTGGCGAACTTGATTATGAAAAAGTTGATAATTTCTTAGATGGAAAAGAGTTGTCCGATAAGGAGTTATACGAATTAATATGCTCCCGAAACGGGGAAGCATATTATCAAAAATTTATGAGAGAAACCGAAAACGGCATCGTTGAAATCGGGGAATCAGATTTTGATAAAACCGGCAAATACAAATATTAAAAATGCCGGTGGATAATCCACCGGCAACAGTCACGTAAATTTGAAGGTACTAAACCTAATCTTCCAAAACTTACGTGGTTAAGAATAGCATATAATAACTCAAAAGTCAAGAAAATATTTTGACAACATTTATATTAACAAGACAAGAAAGGGGAAACACCATGAAAAAATATATTGTAAAAGATCGGGGCATTGAATGGAGTTATGACAACAAAGAAAAGGCTGCTAAGAAAGCCGCTGATCTGAACACGGAAGTAACAGAAAAAACCGTGTGGAGATATTACGCCCCATATTATACAAGCGGCGCTGCAAACTATCGGGAAATCACGGGTGAAACTTTAATAGACACAATAGAGAAAGGCTTTGATCAGATCATAAAAGATTATGATCTTGGCGGCGTTTCAGGCTTGAAATTGAAGTCTGTTAAATTACAAAAGGAAGATGGGTATGCGAATTTAGTTGTAGATTTTATACCACTCGGAAAACTTGGAAAAGAACTTTCAGAGGAAGAAAAGGCAGTAAAAATTGAATGGGTTACAGATGATGAATTCCAGGGCGAATACACTTTTACATTGAACAAATAAAAGGCTAGCGGAGTCGATAAGCTCCGCTATTCTGCATTAAGGAGCAAATAAAAACATGGCTAAAGTTGTAAAAAAATGCGTTGTCTGCGGGAAAGGGTTTTATTGCGAATCATCGCGTGACATTGTGACCTGCTCGAAAGAATGCCGGTTGATACATTTGAGCCAAACACATACGGGGTTAAAGCGCTCCGAAGAGAGCAAGCGCAGGATGTCAGAAACAAGGCGCGCGAATCCGCGAAATACAGAAATACAGCGAAAAGCTACAGAAGCCGCAAAGAACAGTCCGAAATCCGGACGGTTTGAAACAAACAGGGCGGCGATAGATTGGCATTTAGTAAGCCCAGAGGGAGAGCACTTTTATATTCACTCCCTGTCCTTTTGGCTTAGGGAAAATTGCAATAAATATTTTGGAGTAGAGCCGGACAGCAAGCAATTTTTTAATATAATTGCGGGGTTGAGCCGCGTTAAAAGATCGGTTCTTGGGACACTTCCAGAAGGGCAACGCCCCGGATATAGTTATAAAGGTTGGTCAGTGATTCCGACCGAGGATGATAAACAGGATAAATAAAAGATTGGACAAGGGCAGTTTTCCGGCTGCCTTTTCTTTTTTGCCATGTCCAAAATCAACAACGTGTCCGGGCATATCTTACAAAATCTCCGAAAAATCGTAAACGAACTATGAAACTTTTCTTAAATTTTTATAAACAAGGATAGTTGTATTAGGTTCTTGACAAGTTCCAAAATGATAGAATAGTATCAGTTTTTGGTAAAAATCGTCTGACAATCGTCTGACATAACACGACACAATCGTCCGACGTCGCTTTTTCAGATCTTTGATTCTCTTTCTCTATCTTTTTCTTAATCTTTTAAATTAATAATAATATACTATATCTAAAGCCTATAGGTTTATAGTAAGTGTATATCCGCATACGCGCGCGGCGTAAGTATATAATACCACCGTAAAAAATTAAGGCTTGACTTTAATCCCGGAAATAGTGTATACCAGAATCAAAGAGATTAAACAGAACGGAGGTGTGAATAGTATATGCAGGATATAAAGAGTGTAGAGAATGTAGATCTTACAAGCCTTATAGTGGATCTAGGTACAGTACAGATATACACATCAACTGTACAAGATTTAATAGACAACGCTTGTATAGAATTCCACATCGAAGATTTGTTAAAAGCTGGACAGAGACAGTGGAAAGCTGTTATGCAGTATGTTGGTATGCATTTATTCCCGGATACAAAAGCATTAAAAGATAAGAGCTTAAGTCCTCTTGGCAATGCAACTATACCGACTAACTGCAATAGGTATGATAGAGAGGTATTATATAAGCTTTGTGATTATTATATATACATCTCCAATGTGTATAGCAAGTTGGTAAGTACGGTAGCATTTAGTTATTTTTGTAATATACCTACGAACACAATGGATATATGGGCTAGTGATGAACCAAGTTCGCTGACTTTCAAGATGTGGCAAAAATTGCAGCGATCCCGTAAGGATTGTATCCTAGATCGTGCATATGATTCCAATAGCCCTGTAGGCACCATGTTCGTGGGAAATAATGAATTCGGCATGAATCAGCCCGGCATTGGCGATAATGCCACGCAACGCAAGGCAATCACAGCGCAGGAGCTGCCAAGATTGGACGAGAAAAAGAGTCAAGAATTGCACGCAATTGATACACAATTTACGGATGCAGCGGCAAATAATACGGTTTAAATTGTGTGTGATTATTCTACAATTCACAAATGCAGTAATATCAATGGTTGTAGCGTTTCTACTGTTCGTAAACTATTCGGAAAAGTTAGGTTTTGCGAATAGTTGCAAGGGTATGACGTGAATTGTATTAAAACAATTTGATTTTCACACAATGACAACAGAACGAAACGGAAAATATTTTAGATTTCCATGTTTGCAAGAAAAGGATGGGGAGGGGGTCTGACAGAAAGACCACCGGGCGGCTACTAAGTCCCTCAAATTCCTACAAAAACAAAAAGTCTTATTCAGACAAAGGAGCATACATGAATCCACTGAAAATTACAGAGCCAATAGATTCTACAAACGCAGAAGAATTTCAAGAAGAGGTAAACAGAGTAATAAAATCACTGTCTGAGTCTTATCGTGAGATAGTAGACATTAAATATTCTACACACGTATTCAATGGCTGGAAGAGAGGTTATAGCGCAATAGTGCTTTACCGATAGCAATAAAAAGCCACTTAAAACACACCCATTGACTTTCATCGTAAATAGGCTATAATAAATTTATAACAATTCACTTTCACGTTGCGAATCGCAACTACATTTCCAAAAAATTTTTTAAAAACAAAAAGAGTGTTTCGGACAGGAGAATGATATATGACCGGGAATGAGTATCAGGCTTTAGCAATGCGGACAAATGATCGCAAAGCGACAGAAAGAATTTCGGATAAATTCGATTTGCTTAAATTTTGCAAAAATAACAATATCGCATCTGCGTTGCAAGATTATGACCTTGGCGGTATCTTTAATGCTTGCCTTGGGTTATCCGGTGAGGTTGGAGAGTTCAACGACATGATTAAAAAGTGGATTTTCCACGAGAAACAGCTTGATATTGACCACGCAAAGAAAGAAGCTGGAGATATTTGTTGGTATCTTGCAATGCTTTGCGAATCCTTCGGCTGGAGCCTTGATGGAATCATGCAAATGAACGTAGACAAACTTAAGGCACGTTATCCGGAAGGGTTTGACATTGAAAGAGCAAACCACAGGGCGGAGGGCGATGTGTAATGGCAAGCTGCAGCAATGAGTTGATGAAAACCGAGTATTCCGAAACCTTTGATGAAAAGCGCAAAGGTTTGATTGAACAGTCGTATTACAAATACGGACCGGCAAGAATGAACTTCTCCACAGGGAATGTGGATGCAATCGAAAGTTTGAAAATGTGCCTTGCCAAGTTTGAAGAGACCGGGAATCTTGAATATCTGTGTGATGTTGCAAACTATGCCATGTTCCGGTTTATGTTTCCACAGCAGGGCGAGTATTTCGAACATACGGACTCTGATTCATCTGCCGGGATCTTCGGTATGAGCGTAAACGAAATGGAACGGTTCAAACAGGAACACAGCTTTGATGATGGGGGATATTGATATGATTTTAAATATAATTGCTACGGCGATAGATGTCATTATGATACTTAGCCTTATGATGCAACAAGTAAAGCAGACAGACAATTCAAACGCAATGGGGTATTTGCTTTCATATTCGATTTTTGCAATGAATATTATGGTCATTTGGAGATAACAATATGACAATTCATGATCCAATATTTGGTATTTACTTTCTGCCGCCAATTTTGAGCGTGGTCGAAAGAATACATATAACAAAATCAAAGGAACCGGACAGCACCGGAGATTTACTCAATCTGAACAGTGACGCCGAGCACCAGATCGACAAATCGGAGCATCCGGTATAGCTTAAGTCCGCAAGCGATAGTTTCTGGCTGAATAATTGATCTATCGGCGTTAGGCTTTGAATTATGTTTGCGGACGAATGCAACATTGGGCTATCGCCAAGCGGTAAGGCACAGGATTTTGATTCCTGTATTCCCTGGTTCGAATCCAGGTAGCCTAACTGGTTACATGCTGACGTTCCATGTAGCCACGTATGTTTTTCATATGTACTTGAACCCTTGGTTGAGTGATTCAAGCATTTGGGTTCCTCCTTTCGCCACTAGGACGATTCTGTTAAGGACGGTGCGAGACCGTCCGGTGGTATTCTATCATGCATCTATCCCACGGTGCATGAGTCATGAAATTAGGTGGTGGCGGAATAGGTAGACGCGCAGATGGAAGAGACAGGACAAAGATTAAAAACTCATGGTTGAAGTCCTATGGGTTCGATTCCCTCCAATGTGAACAGTGCACGGTTTATGTGAGGTGCAAATCCTCACCCACCTACTCGGTCAAATTATGCTGTCTGTTTGCAGGCGGTCTATGTTTTGGCTGAAAATGAGTTGCCGGTGAAATGCTGTAAACCGGATAGTGCAAGGCATAGCACGTAAAACATATTGCTAACCGTCTTGTGGCGGTTTCCGGAACGTAGCTTAATTGGGAGAGCGGCGGCTATCGAGGTTCAATTCCTTTTTATGACTGTTGGGAGCACGCTTGCCAGAGAAGGTTCGAATCCTTCCGTTCCGACGAGCGAAAGCGTCCGTTTAGTCTCCGCAACCGGTTCGAGAGATTATCCTAGGTTATTCGGATGTGAGTAGCGGTTCGAGAGATTATCCTAGGTTATTCGGATGTGAGTAGCGTTTCGATCGGTTAGTCAAGTGGCCAAGACACCACCCTTTCACGGTGGTAACACGAGTTCGAATCTCGTACCGATTATTAGCAGGATAGAGAAGTGGCAATCTTGCAAGGTTCATACCATTGAGACCGGTGGTTCGAATCCACCTCCTGCAATTTTAATGGCTTGTAGTTCAGTGGTAGAACGCCTGACTGTTAATCAGGATGTCGTGGGTTCGATCCCCACCTTGCCAGTTAATTATTGGTTCAAGTAGGCGACAAGGCTTGATTAAATGGGCGGTACAGAAAATGCGCTGCTAAGTCCTGCCAATAAATTATTTGCCGATATGGGATAATGGTATTCCAGTAGCTTGCTAAGCTATCCAACAGAAATGTTGTTCGTGTTCGAGTCACGATGTCGGCGCTAGTCAGCATGACGCTGACTGTTGATGTGTGGCGGAATGGGTAAACGCTATGAAATGTCTATTGCAAAATGCAATACAGAGAAAGTATTTCTCAGGGACATTATGAGAAAGTAAATCTTTTCTGCGAGGTTCAAATCCTCGCCACATCAATTCCTTATCTCCACTTAGTCGGGTGCTACTGCAATAGTTCCGGTCGATGGGAGACTTATTGATGGTAGCGTCATCATTGGAAACAGAAAACCCTTCCGTGATTAGAAATTGCAGATTTGAAAGCGGTTGGCATGGTTTGATCTGACAGGGTTCGATTCCCTGTGCCGCTATTCGATGGTTGGTATTTACGCAAAATGGTGTGTAAGTATGATAAAAACATTGTGGAATATTTATATCAAACAAAAGACACGGAATCTCACGAGGATTCCGATTTTTGCTATGATTGAGGGAGAAATATGACAAACTGCGTGAATTGCGGCGCACCGATTGAAACCGATAAAAAGGTGTGTCCTTATTGCAAAACTCCATATGAAAATGCAGGAAATTATAATTTAGGTTTTATAGGATCAGCGGCGCAGAAATTGTCGTTATATGATTACATAAGATTGTCAATGCCAGAACCATGGGCGCGTCATTATGAAGAACCATATTTCGATACGGACGGCATTTTGCATCGTATTGTTCCGAAAAAATTACTTTGATTGAGGTATGAATTATGAAAAGTTGCTTGCAATGTGGAATGCTAATACTTGACTTCGAAGTTGATAGGTGCCCTTATTGCAAATACCTATTTACACAGATTCCGGCAAGGAACATTCCAGAAAGTCAGCCGGAGAAGGTAGAAACGGCAATATTTGAAAACGTGGTATTTAATAAAGGGGATGGGCGTAAAAATGTGTGATTTTTGCAATAATATAGGAATTGGAATACCGGATTGGGATTTCCTCACTCCGGATAAAAATGGGAGAACCCCGTCCGGAGTCGAAATAGAAATTCGGGAAATTGTAGACAAATGTGCACTTGTTTTTACGAATAGTGCCGGAGAATACGTCGCAGGAGTGGTAAATATTGCATTTTGCCCTATCTGTGGTAGAAAGTTGGTGGAATGATGAAGCAGGAAAAAGAAGTTTTATGCGAATGTGTTAACCATGAAAATTGTCCATTAGACCCGGTTAGTTGCGGATGTTCAATAGAAATTACGACTTTTGAAGATGCTTGTATAGGTAAAAGAACATTCATTCCGGGAATCGAATGTGATAAGTGAGGTATTTATATGAAACATCAAAAAGAATGGCACACTTGCGACAGGTGCGGTGCTGAAATAAAATTCAAGCCAAGACAACAGATACAATATGTGCCGTGTGGTATATATTCAGAACCGGTAGCTAGATTTACAGAAGATGAAATTTCGTGCGAGCTTTACAAAACAAGATTTTGCGGAAAACTTAAGAAAACTTATGAATTATGCCCTAAATGCAGAAAGGATTTTGAGAGGTTTATGAGAAATGACTGTTAATATGGGAACAAAAACCTATGAAATGAGCCGCAAACAGGCAAAGGCTATCCTTGGAACGGCTAAGAAACTTGCGGATTGTAATATATACGGTTTGGAAAAAGGGAATACGATAATTATGTTGAATGAGAAATATGAAGATGCTGTGAGCCTAAATAAAGCCGTGAAAGCATATGAGGAGAAAGGATTTAGGGTGTATTGGAAATGATTAACATATTTGAAATGCCTAAAAATGTGGTAATCCCAAAAGCAAGAGTTGAAAAAGCAGGAGAGGAAGTTCTTTCAGTTGCCTTTGATTTAGGGTTGGAAACAGGAGAGAGACCGATAGCGATGGTATTTGAGAACCATAACGGAGAAATTTATATTAGAAAACTTCTCAAAGATGATGTTGCGTTGGAATTGCATAGATTATTGACGAAATGATAACAGGAGAGTGAAGATAAAAATAACAGAAATGAATAACTGCATCGAAGAAATGCGAAAATGTTACAAGTTCAACGATGACGAAACAGAGATACGGCTTGGAAATCCACAAACTGGTTTTCTCAGTATGTGGAAATATGCACAAAAGACAAAAACGGAACACGAATTGAAATGTCAAGATATGCAGATGAATTAAAATAAACAAATTTACCGGCTAACAAATGGAGTTAGTCGCTACCCTAAAACAATTATAGGCAGAGGTCAAGGCACTTCTGCTTTTGCGGAGGTGCTTTTTATTTGGCTTCAAAGCAGTTAATCAATGCAGTAAATGGATATGAAAACTACATACAGAGAAAAGGCGTTGATGAACAGGTAATAGATGCTTACATACAAGCCGTAGCGGTTGCCTTAAGGACAGAACATGACGTTGATTATGGATTGAAAATATCCGCAAGGGCAAAGCAACTTATAGCAAGCTATGTCAAGCAATATACAGGCGGAAGAGTTGCAGACTTAGAAGTGTATGCCGGGGAACATGATACGACATATAAGGTGCTTCAACAATTCTACGATGTTTTGATGTATGAATCAGCCTATCTTGTGGACAGCTTTTTTTATTACATTGAAATTGATGAAAAGGATCCGTGGAAAAGATTTTATTTCCCAAGAAGAAAAGTGCTACAACCTGTAGTCGGAGCATACCAGGAGATTTACGATGGAAAATTGGATTTTTTGTCTGTATCACAGCCGAAAAGAACAGGAAAAACAACAGGCGGTCTGAAATTGGCGCAGATGATGGGCGGACGCGACCCGGACGGAAGTATATTCGGTGTCGGAAAAGGAGAAGGGCTTGTTAAGCGATTTTATGGTGGCTTATTGCAAGGCTTTGAAACAGAAAGCACGTACAATAGATTCTTAAGTGTTTTCCCAGAAGCAACAAAGATAGGCGAAAAGGACTATAAAAGTGCTGAAAATCTATCAATCGACCTTAAGAGCAAAAATATCTTCCCAACATTTACCTGTAGACCTATTGATGGTGCAATCGTAGGATGTACCGAAGCGAATGTGCTTGTCTATATTGATGACTGCGTTAAAAACCATGAGGAAGCACGAAATAGAGATAGATTAGAGTTTCTTTGCGAGAAAGTAACAGACGATGTTCTTGGTAGACGATTAGAGGGAACACCTATTATCATACAGGGAACAAAGTATAGCCTATACGACCCAATCACTGCCTTGCAAAATAAAGCTGATGAATTGGAGTGGAGATGGAAAGAGGTTGCGATTCCGGCACTTGACCCAATTACAGATGAAAGCAATTGGGAGATTTATCGAAAAGATAAAAAAGGATTGCGGAAGATATTCACAACCGTTTACTACCAAAAGGAAAGAAAACTTGTTTCGGAAGAAACGTGGGCGGCAGAGTTCCAACAAGAACCATTTGAAGCAAAAGGGCGAATGTTTGCGGAGAATGAACTTAATTATTTTGAGGAACTTCCTGTTGACCGAGAACCAGATGCAATCATGGCGGCTTGCGATAGTGCAGATAAGGGAGAAGATAGCTGCTCAATGCCGATTGGATATGTGTACGGAAACGAGGTTTATATCGTAGATGTAGTGTTTGATAATGCCGGAACACAGTTTACCAAGCCGGAATGCGCAAATATGCTTATTAAGCACAACGTAAAGACGGTTACATTCGAGAGCAACAGTGCCGGAGAATATTTTGGCCGAGATGTAATGGAAATTGTAAAAAAGCAAGGCGGAAGATGTAGCGCACGATTCAAGTTTAATTGTTCAAACAAAATAACTCGAATGGAAAATGCGAGAGATAATGTCATTCGTGATTATTATTTTCGCGATTTCAAGAAAATGGACAGGCAGAGCCAATATTACAAGTTTATGAAAGAACTTACGACCATGACAAGAAGCGGAAAAGTAAAGCATGATGATGCACCGGATTCAGTTGCTTTGTTTGAGAACGAGATGCGAAGCGGAACGCAGGCAAAGGTAGAAGCGGCAGTAAACCCATTTAGGAGGTATTAGGATATGACAACAGACAAATATCTTTCACAAATAAGCAGAATCGACCATGCGATTGCAAATAAGCTGGAAGAAATCAAAAGGCTATCCGATATGGCAACTTCTATATCCATATCTCCAAAAGAGGTAGATGTGCAATCATCCGGCAATCCCGACAAAATGGGGAGCGCGGTGTCAAAGATTGTTGATTTGCAGAATGAGGTTCAGAAGCTTGTAGATGAATTGGTTGATAAAAGACGGATTATCATATCGCAAATTGACAGTATGGATAATACGGATGTATATATCGTGCTTTCATCACACTATGTAAATGGGAAAGATTGGAACCTGATTTCCGTTGAGATGAAATATTCCTATAGGAACATTATGAAACTTAGGAAAAGAGCATTGCAGGAGTTTGAAAGACGTTATGGACAGCTTTATTCTGAAAAGAGTGCATAAAAGTACACAATAGTTCACACTCTTTCACAACATTTCCTAAAACTTGCATGATATACTAAAAGAGTAGAAAAACAAATTCCTACAACCCCCAAAAAGCATATAACCCGTAAAAGACACTGTCGGAAATGGCGGTGTTTTTTATTTACAAGAAAGAGGTTGCTATGAAAAAAGTAACTATATATTGCCCGGATTGCGGAAGAATTGCCGGACATTATGATGGGAGATCTACGATAGATCATCCGTGTAAATGTAAAAAATGCAATCATATTGTGATTTACCGCGTGGCAACAGGCAAGACTGAAACGAAGCCAATACCGAAACGCGCTTGCAGTAGTGGAGTTTTATTTATATGAACAAGCAGTATTTTCATGACCTTGTAAAAGGCAGATATGGAAGAAAAATTGCATATGCTAACGTAGAACAGATTACGGCAGACAATATCGTAAATGTTGTCGGAAACTGCATTGGTGCATTTTATTTCAACAAGACGATCATTCGTTATCTGTGGAACTACTACAAGGGCGATCAGCCTGTATTGTACCGAACAAAGGTACAGAATGCGGATATAACCAATAAGGTGCCTGAAAACCATGCCTATGAGATTGTTCAATTCAAGGTTGGTCAGACTTACGGTGAGCCAATTCAGCTTATCAGTAGGAAAGACGATGACCGTATAAACAATGCGGTTGATGAATTTAACGATTATCTGACCGATGCTAATAAGCAGGAAAAGGACATTAAGGCAGGAGAGTGGCAATCAGCAACCGGAACGTCATTTAAGGCGGTACAGATTACAAAAAATGGAGATATACCATTTAGAATTGTTGCACCGACACCAATGAATACGTTTGTTATCTACAGCCGTTCCACAGAAGAACCACTTTTAGCAATCCAAGAGCTTAAGGACGCCGATGGACAGATGTATAAACTCTGCTACACGGATTCATACGAATGCAAGATTGTAAATGGAGAGGTTCGAGATTGGCAACTGCATGGCTTTGGCGGAATCCCGATTGTTGAGTTCCCGAACAACCATGAGCGCATTTCTGATATTGAGCTTGTGATCGGACTATTGGATGCAATCAATACAATGCAGTCAAACCGAATGGATGGCGTTGAGCAGTTTGTTCAGTTTTGGATAAAGTTTGTAAATTGCGAAATTGACCCGGAAACCTTTGAAGAAATGAAGATTTCCCATGCGCTGACGGTAAAATCCAACAATGAACAGAATAAATCAGATGTTGACATTATGACACAAGAATTGAATCAGACAGAGTGCCAAGTCGCAAAGGATGATTTGTGGGATAATGCACAGTCCATTCTTGCTATACCGACAAGAGAATCGCAAAATTCTGGTGGTGATACACAGGGGGCGGTATCTTTAAGGGCAGGATGGGACTTCTCTAAAACCAGGGCTAAACAAAAAGACCCGATAATAAAAACATCGGAAAAGAGATTGGCTAAAGTAATATTAAACGTAATAAGAATTAAAGACCATGATTTAGGGCTTACGACAAGAGATTTTGATGTTCAAATCAACCATAGTCCTCTTGATAATTTATATACAAAAACGCAAGCACTCGATCAAATGTTAAAAGCTGGAATAAATCCAAGAATAGCAGTATCTACTTGTGGATTATGGGGAGATGCCGAAAAAGTATTTATGCAATCAAAGCCATATTTCGATGTTTTGTATAAAACAGTAGATATGGTAAAAAAAGAAAATGAGAATACAAAAAAACAAGAACCGACAAGCTAATTCCTATCGGTTCTTGTTTTTACATAATCAGTTAAAATACTAACCATGAGATTGTTAAGAGAGCGAATTTCTTCTTTTGCAATAATCTCAAGAGAAGATTTAAGCTTCTTTTCCATAACAATTGTAGTTTTAACTTTACTTTCTGAAATTTTTCCTTGCGGCATATTATCACCTCTTTTTGTGTAGTATAAATTACCATCAAGTAATTGTCAAGTAACTTGCAAGTTGCTAGCAACTATGATATAATACATGTAAAGGAGATGATTATATGCCAGATAAGAAAATGGCAAGACATGTTACACATGGGTTGACAGGTAAAAGAGTTTATAAAACTTGGGAAAGCATGAAAGCAAGGTGCTACAATCCTAATGATGGGAAGTATGAGAAATACGGTGGGAGAGGGATTAAAGTATGCGAGGAATGGTTAGGGAAAGACGGGGCGAGGAACTTTGCGAAATGGGCTTACGAAAATGGTTTTGATGAAAATAAACACCAAAAAGAACAAAGTATTGACCGGATAGATGTAAATGGTAATTATGAGCCAAATAATTGCAGATTTACAGATGCAAAAATCCAAGCTAATAATAGAACAAATACTATCTTTCTTGAATATCAAGGAAAGACAAAATGCTTACAAGAATGGGCAGATGAAGTAGGAATATCAGAATCAACTATTCGTTGGAGATTGAATAACGGGTATTCAGCAGAAAAGGCACTGACTACCGAAGTAAAGAAAAATTCAAACGCAGGTAAGAGGTATTTGACATACAAAGGAGAAACAAAAACAGTTTCTGAATGGGCGAAGCATCTAGGATTTGACCCTAAAGTATTATATTCAAGAATAAAACGAGGGTGGTCAACAGAAAGAGCTTTAGAAACCCCAACTGGTGCCGACAAGTGGCATAAAACAAAATAATAAATTTGAAGATAAGACGGTCACCGAGTAATCGGCGGCTGTTTTTATTTTATAAAAATTCGCAAAGTTGTGAGCGTAAAAATCAACAATGTCGTTCGGTGTCGTTGCACCGTATAAAAATTCGTATGACATATCGGAGGTAATGAATGAAGAGAGAAGATCTGATTGCTATGGGATTAAGCGAGGAAAACGCGGACAAGATCATGGCAGATTACGGAAGTTCCGTACAGAGAGCCAAAGCAAAGGTTGACGAGTACAAGACAAAGGCTGACAAAGCTGAAGAGTTGCAGAAGCAGCTCGATGATATCGAACAGGGAAAGCTCACGGAAGTCGAGCAGGCAAATAAGAACCTCGAAAAAGCCAATGCGAGAATCGCGGAACTTGAAAAAGCGCAGGCAATAGCCACGCAGAGAGCCAATGCCGCATCTAAATTTAATGTTACCGCAGAGCAGGCAGCACAAATCGTAAAAGACGATGGCAGTTTTGATTATGACGTTCTTGGAAAGATTATCTCTGAAAAAGAGACCGCCGCAGCGCAAGCCAAGGAACAGGAGATTGCAAATGGCAGTACGAATCCGGGCGGTGGCACGGCTGGTGGTAATAAGGCCGGTGCAGATAATAAGACAAATGCTGAAAAGATAGCAGAAAGCCTTATATCTAACGCACCTAAGAACAATGACGTTTTATCACATTACATTCAGCAATAACAGGAGGTAAGAAATGGCAAAGGAAATGAATATGCAGTATGAAAAGACTTTATACGCAGGAGATGTTCAGATTTTAAAGAGAGAGCCTAATGAAGCAATCCCATTAACACTTGATTTTGATGGCGTGACAACTAAAAACGCACAGGGCAAGAAGATTGTCAAAGCAGGTACTCCAATCGGAGCAAATGGCAAGGCTGACAATACGGCTACGGTAGTGGGTATTTTGAGATTTGATGTAACAGAGGACAGGCCACAAGGAGTGCTGCTTAAGAAAGCATATCTTAACACGAAAGTAGCAGAAGCGCATTCCGGCGTTACATATGACGCAGAAGTTAAGACAGCTCTTCCAATGATTGTATTTGAATAATAACAGGAGGTAAATAGATGTTAATTAATGAAGTATTAGACAGTAAGTCTATCGCATTATCGGCAACAGAAAACGCTAGTAATCAGATACCTTATCTTGGTTTACAGTGGTTTCCAGAAAGAAAGAAGCAGGGGCTTGATTTAAGTTGGATTAAGACACACAAGGGTTTACCGGTTTCGCTTGCACCATCTAACTTTGACACAATCCCAACTCTTAGAGCTAGAGGCGGATTAAGTAAGGAAAAAACACAGATGGCATTTTTCCGTGAGGGAATGACAGTTGGCGAAGAGGAAATGCTTGAAATCGAGCGTATTCAATCAGAAGACGACCCTTACCTTGCAAGTGCTTTATCAAGTGTATATGACGACACTAACAACCTCGTAAGCGGCGCAGAAGTTGTGCCGGAGCGCATGAGAATGTCACTTCTTTCTACAAATGCAGGTCATCCGGTAATTGCTATTGTAAGTGATGGCGTTCAGTACGCTTATGATTACGATAAGGATGGCTCATACGCAAAAGACCATTACGCAAAGTTATCCGGCACAAGCATGTGGAGCGATACAGCTAATTCAAAGCCACTTACAGACCTTAACAATGCAAGAAAGAAGTTACAGAAGCAGGGTAAGATTGCTAGATATGCACTTATGAACAGCAATACATTCCAATATCTGCTTGATAATGCACAGATAAGAAACTCAATCCTTGCACAGAACCTTACGGCAACTATTGAGGTTGACGATGATACTGTTATTTCAGTAGTGCAGAAGAGAGCAAAGCTCACTATCGTACTTTACGATAAGATGTACATTGATGATGATGGCAAAGAGCAGTACTTTTACCCGGATAACAAGGTTACACTTCTTCCAGAAGGCAGCCTTGGCAGCACTTGGTTTGGCACTACACCGGAAGAAAGAACTGCAAGACAGGTACCTAATGTTGATGTAACAACATATGGTGTAGGTATTACAGTCGCTACAAAGACAGAGTATGGACCACCTATGAAGATGTCAACATTTGCATCTGAGGTTGTACTTCCATCATACGAGAATATGGATAGCACATTTGTATATGAGGTTCATAGCGAAGAGTAGGGGGTGCAACTATGAAATATCCATATATAGTGATTCATAATGGTAAATGGTACAACGCAGGAGAAGAGGTGCCGGAGAGTAATTCTCCGGTATCTTCCGTTGGATATACAAAGACCGAAATCAACAGAATGAGTACCGCAGACTTGCAGAAACTTGCCGCAGAGCAGGGAATTGAAAACGCACAAGCGACAAGCGGTGCGGAACTGAAAGAAATTCTGATTGCAAAGTTTAATCTGTAGGAGATCGCTTATGTCATACACACTTGTCGAACAAGTAAAGATTCGTTTACAACAATTTCATATAGAAGAGGTAGAGGACGAAACGACCGGAGAAAAGTCCGATAAAGTTGTGTTTGATGAAAAAGAATGTAACCCTTTGATTGAACAGCTTTTAGAGCAGGCAAGAAAAGAGATTATCAGCAGACGGAACTATCCGGACACATACACGCAAGACCAGATTGACAGTGATGTTAAGAACTATGAAAACATTATGGTCAATTTGGCAGTGTACGACCGGTCACAGGCAGGAGAAGCATACATGGCAAGTTTCTCCGAAAACGGCGTGAGCAGGACATGGAAAGACCGTGAAAGCCTTTTTGCTGGTGTATTTCCGTTTGTTAAAGCTATGTAAATATCGCCTATAGGGCATTAAAGAAGATTGAGCGTGACCATTATGGTTGCAGGCGGCGCACATTAAGCGGTGGTGGGCAGTGCGTCAAAAGGAGATTCAAATGAAAAGTATTTTGATTCAAACTTATCTTGTGGCACTGCCAATAGTGCTTGGATATATAGTTTGGCTTCTTAAACAGCAAAAGAAAAGCAGGGATGCGAACAGCAAAGGAACAATGCTCCTTTTGCGCGTCCAGCTTATTGAATACCATGCAAAGTACACCAGAATCGGAGAAATACCGTCATATGCCTATCAAAACTTCTGTGAGATGTATGATGCGTACCATGCGTTAGGTGGAAATGGAATGGTTACGAAAATGAAACATGAGATTGAAGAGATTCATATAGGGAAAGGAGATAAAAGCCATGAGGAATTGGAAGGATTGGACTAAGAAAGCCGGCATCCGAGCAATCAAGACTGTTGCGCAGGCAGCGATTGCCGGAATCGGAACGGCGGCATTTATGGGCGCGGTGGATTGGAAATATGTTCTTTCTGCATCAGTCCTTGCCGGAGTGTTATCGCTTCTGACAAGTGTTGCCGGAATCCCAGAGGAAAACACCAATGCTTGACATTAACAAGCAGGAAATGAAGTATTCGCAATCCGGTCAGAGGGTATTCATCCCGCAAACTGACGAAAATGGAGATATTGTCTATGAAGGGTACAAGGATTCCGATGGAAACTTTGTACCTTATTTAGATTCCGAAGGCAACAAGATTCCAAAAGGCGAGGAAGTTGAAGGGTTTTCAGAACCTACAACATTCAAAGCCAATATCAGCAATAAGTTGTCGGAAGCCCTTGTGAAAGAATTCGGAATTGATGATAGTACATCATACTGTCAGCTTGTCACGGATAAAGGATATTTGCCACTGAAAGCCGGTGATGTGGTGTGGAAACGTTCGGAAGTCAAACGCACTGATGATGGACTTGTGGATTCAGAAACCGCAGACTACATCGTAAAAGGAGTTGCTGATGAAGGGCTGACCACGGATTTGTTTCTTCTTCGGAAGAATATTAAGTAGGTGATTGTATGAATATGAAAAAGAAACCTATTTCAATGACACTATCCACTAAGTCCATACAAGACGCTATAAAGAAATTAGAACAGTACCGCGATAGTTTACAGGCTAAATGCGATTTACTTGTTTCTAGGCTTGCACAGGAAGGTCAGACGGTGGCAATAAAACAAATATCGAAATCTCCAATCGGAAACACTATAACGGTAAGGGTAGATAAAGCACCACAGTTAATGACATCGAACGCAATTCTGATTGCGACCGGAAAAACGGTAACGTCAGAAGATAGAGAACCGTTCTATACTTTGTTGGCGGTAGAGTTTGGAGCCGGTATTTTTTATAACTCCAAAGAGAACCCAAAAGCACCCGAACTTGGATTCGGTGTCGGCACATATCCGGGGCAAATACACGCTTTTGAAGATGGTTGGTACTATTGGGACGATAAGACCGAAACATGGCGTTATACCCACGGTATCAAAGCCACAATGCCTATGTATAATGCGGAACAACAGATTATTCAACAGTATGTAAAGATTGCAAGGGAGGTATTCGGTGGAAAATGAGTTAAATAGTTGGGCACTTGATTTTGAAGATACCTTATGTTCCCTTTTGAAATCGTACATGGAAAGCAAGGTAAGAGGAATTAAGGTGACGCAAGATGAAGAATCGGGCGGTACCGCAACATTTCCGACGCTTTTAGTCAGACAAATCGGTGTCACAGAAGCCGGACGAACGAATGAAGCAAAGACAATCAATGCAATTCGCCCAACATTTCAGATTACAATTACAAACAAAGGTTCAAGAAAAGCAACTAAGGACATCGCAGCATATGCGGTGTCTTTTTTTAAGCAACAAAGTTTTGAAGTATCAAATGTAATCATAACAATTTCCAAGCAAGTGCGGACAATTACTTTCCGCGCAACTCGCGTAATTGGAAACGTTGAGCATTTAGATCAGCTATAAGCAGAAAGGAAGTAGAAAATATGGCATCAACAAGCTATAGAACACGTGTCATTGTAAAAGAGCACACGGAAAAACAGGCTGACTTTGCAGGAACATACAATCTTTTGGTCGCGGCTAAGTCAGTTCCAAGTCCTGCATCACCACCAAACACTGTTGAGTCGACCACAATGGAAGATGACCAGCAGACTTTTGAAAAAGGAATTAAGACTTCTGATTCAAGGGAAATCACAGGAAACCTTGAAAAAGAATATCTTTCAAAGGTGGATGGATATGGAGATAAAAAACTTGATATTATCCATCTGTATGGAACGGATGGTATTGGCGGCGTAGCGAAGTACGCATATGTAGGAACCGCAACTGCCACACCTAACGATGTAGGTGGAAACGATGAAATCCTTGAAATGACGGTAACAGTTATTCCAAGTACAGCATCAGAGCTTGTTACAGATAAGCTGACTGTCGTTGATAATAACGATGGCACATTCACTGTAACAGTGGTGGGGTAAAAAGCCTATCGGACGAGCAATCGACCGCACCGGTAGGCGAGGATGAACGGTCGATAGCAGAACTTGAAGCAATAAGATAAGCAACAATGGGGCGGTGGCAACACTGCCCCTTGCCAATATAGGGCAGAAAGGCAAGGTAAAGCATGAAAGTTAAATTAGGTGGAAAAGAATATACAATTCAGTTTGCAACAAGACCATCGTTAAAATCACATATCTTACAGGATATTATGAAGACGCAGGACATGGAAGATATTTCTTCTATGGAAGATATTCTTCTTGAAACACTTCCTAAGACACTTCTTGTAGGATTGCAGATGCATCACAATGACGAATTTGGATATGATTACAAAACAAACGAAGGCTACGATGAGCAGCTTGAGAAGGTGTCTGACATTCTCTATGAAGCGATTGACACAAACGAGATTAACTGCATGGATTTATTCGCTGATATGCAGGAGGAAATGATGACAAACGGTTTTTTAGCACAGATGATGGAGTCGTTGGAGAGAGCACAGGCACAGGAGAAGAAAAAGACCCCATCCAAAGCGAAAGTCAAGAATTAACATGGGAATATTACGTTGCGGAAATCCGTCCGTTTTACCTTATGGTAACGAAAGGCTACGGATTTTCCGTTGATGATATAGATATGATGAATCCAGAGTTACTTAAGCCTTATGTGGATGCATATAAGACAGAATGGAAGCAACTCGATATGGAAATGTATATGTGGTTCGGCAGATATGCAACGTCAGCATTTGTGACCGCAATAGACGCGACATTCGGCAAGGGTAATAGTAAGTACGTGAAAGAAACTTGCTATGATTCTATTGAAAAGCATAATACGGACGATCCCGATGCAGAGATGCGAGAAATGCTTAAGGCAGAAGAAGCATGGGCGGCTGAATCAAGGAAATCACATTTACCAAAGCCAAAGATAGTTTAAGAAAAGAGGTATTGCTATGGCAGTAATTATCGGAAGTGCTAGGCATGATGAACATGGAAATTGCTATTCTGGTGGGAAAGCCGGAGACCAGACCGGACAGGAAGTGTCTACGCAGAAGTTTTATAACCATTCTAAAGGATGGTACGTGCTAAGGGCGAAGGACGATAGGGTTGCGGAGAAGTTAGCCGAAGCTATGCAGATTGCGTGTGATAACAAAAATATCGGCTATGACCAATCGGAACGCTACGGAGTCATTAAACATGGCATTAACACAAAGGTCAAGACGGAATGCGATTGTTCGTCCCTTGTACGTGCTTGTATTATCTATGCATCCGGCAAGGATGTGGGGGATTTTAATACATCCAATGAACGACCGGTAATTCTGAAATCCGGTTTGTTTGATGATATGGGTTCTTATCATGCCGGGTTTATTCTTCACAACGGAGATATTCTTGTGACACGCATAAAAGGGCACACAGTTATTGTTGTAGGCGGCGCGAAGAAAAGCAAAACCAAGTATTATCCGAAGTATACCGGAAATTCCGGTTCAATCGTTGAAGCATTAAAAGCGGTTGGGGAAGATGATGTGTCGAAAGAACATCGTGCGGAAATCGCAAAAAAGAACGGATTTTCCAATTTTAAGTTTACATCAGAGGAAAATTCAAAGATGATTTATCTTCTGAAAAAGGGAAAACTGAAAAAGTAATTCAAGGGCGGTAAGGGTCAAATCTTACCGTCTTTTTAACCGGCTATTAATGTGGAAGATAGCCGCTAACCTAAAAAAGTTATAGGAAGTTGGTGGATAAATGGAATTAGAGTCTCTTGAAATAAAAATCCAAGCACAGGCACAACAGGCAAGCGGTCAGATAGACGCGCTTGTGACAAGACTTGGGCGATTATCTTCCGCGCTTTCTGGACTTAGTACCGGAAATCTGAATAGTCTTTCCACAGGGGTAAACCGACTTGCAGGGGCAATGACGGCAATGCGTGGAATTGATACACGGACTTTTTCTGCAGTTGCAAGAAATGTAAGCAAATTAGGCTCTATCAACAGCAAACAGATTAATGCTGCGGCTGGTTCTATGCGTCAGATTTCCAATGCATTAAAAGGGATTTCTGGAATGTCGGCATCCGTTAAGGGTCTGACCGACCTTGCGTCTGCAATCAAACAGCTTGGCTACCAGAGTTCCACCAAGGCAATTGAAAATATCCCGAAACTTGCCACGGCAATGCGACAGCTTATGTCCGAACTGTCGAAAGCCCCTAGTGTAAGCCGGAATATTATTGACATGACAAACGCATTGGCAAAATTATCACGTACCGGTGGAGCGGCAGGAACGGCGGCAAAAAGCATCACAAGCTCATTTAGTGGATTTAGTTCAAGTGCATCCGCGGTAACAAAGAAGTCATTTTCTCTTGCGTCTGCAATCGGAAAAGTGTATGCAACGTATTGGGCTTTATTCCGAGGATTTAGGCTACTTGGAGATGCCATTGACATATCATCCTCACTGACAGAGGTTGAGAATGTTGTAAGGCAGACATTCGGGCAGTATGAAAGCTTAATTAACAATTTCGCAAAAACATCAATTGAAAAATTTGGCATGTCCGAATTGTCCGCAAAACAGTTTGCAAGCCGTTTCCAAGCAATGGGAACTGCACTCGATATTCCGCAGGGGCAGATGGCGAAAATGTCTATCCGGTTGACAGAATTAGCCGGAGATATGGCTTCATTCTATGATGTGAGTCAAGAAGATATTGCCAAGAGTCTGCAATCTGTATTTTCCGGTACTACGGCACCTATGCGGCGTTATGGTATCGACTTGACACAGGCAACATTAAAGGAATGGGCATTAAAACAAGGACTTGATGCAAACATTTCCTCAATGACGCAGGCTCAAAAAGCCATGTTGCGTTATCAGTATGTGCTTGCGCATACAACCAATATTACCGGAGATTTCGCACGTACAGCAGATACGTGGCATAACCAAATAACCATGCTTAAAGAGAATTTCAAAGCACTTGGAGCGGTTGTTGGTGGTGGTTTAATCAATGCATTTAAGCCGTTTATCAAGGTACTCAATGCAGTTCTGCAAAAGGTGATTTCCTTTGCGGAAATGGTAACAAATGCTTTAGGCTCAATCTTCGGATGGAAGTATGAAGCAAGCAAAGGGGCAGGAATCAGCGGTCTTGCTGATGATATTGGAAGCGCGTCTGACGGCATGGACGATTTAAGTAATGCCGCAGGAAGCGCAGGGAAAAACACAGGCGGTATCGCAAAAAATGCCAAGAAAGCAAAAAAGGAAATCCAACAGGCAACTCGTGCATTTGATGAATTAAAGGTTATTTCAAAACAGAGTAAAGACAAGGGTTCCGGTTCGGGGAATAAAGGTTCTGGTTCTGGATCTGGTTCAGGTGCTGGTGGCGGCACCGGTGCTGATGGTGGTTTAGTTCAGACCGACACCATCTTTAAGAAATTCAAAAGCAACATAAAAGACCTTGAACAGTTGGGAGAGTCTATTTCCGGTGCGTTAATTAACGCAATGAAAAAAATTAAATGGAAAAAAGTGTATGCAAAAGCCGAAGGTTTTGGAAGGGGACTAGCCAAATTCCTTAACGGACTATTTAAAGGGCAAAAAGGTACAACGCTTTTCGGAGAAACCGGAAAGCTGATAGCTAATTCATTAAACACGGTACTTCATGGTTTAGATTCATTTGGCACAACATTTAATTGGAAACAATTTGGAAATTCAATCGCAGACGGAATCAACAAGTTTTTCCAAAACTTTGACTTTGCATTATTGGCTCAAACGCTTAATGCATGGGCGCAAGGCGCGTTTGATGCAGTTACGACAGCGTTAAGTAAAATTTCTTGGAAGGATGTTTGGAACGGAGCAAAGGAGTTTTTAAGCAACTTAGATGTAAAGACGGTTGCAATTATTGTCGGCGCGCTGACAATCAAAAAAATTCTTGGATTGCATATTGCAAAAACAGCACTTGATATAATCGGAACTTCCATTTCGAAAGCAATAGCCGGTTCACTTGCATCAAGGCTTGGCGTTGAAATTGCGGCAAATGAGGGAATTTCAGCGGTATTGTCTACCACTCTGTCAAAAAAAATAGGAGGGGCGTTTGCTACACTTGGGGCAACTGTTTCGGCTGGCGCAAAAGCCTTATTCGGCAGTGGAGCCGCAGAGAGCGCGCTTGCATTTATAAGCCCTGTTGCAAAAGCAATAACCGGAATAGGCTCCGTTGCGATTGGCGCATTTACTGCAATATCAAACTTTGTGACCATGTTAAAGAACGGATTCAGTTGGCTTAATGAAGCACTTATGCTTGTCGGAGTTACGATTACGGCAGTCGGAGCGGTTATTTTAGGGGTAGCGGCAGCACCTGCAGCGATTACCGCAGGAATAGTAGCCGGTGTTGCAACGGCGGCTGTAGTAGTCAAGGATCATTGGAAAGAAATAAAAGGAATTTTCTCAAAAGCAGGAGATTGGTTTAATACTAATGTGATTAAGCCAATAAGCGGTTTTTTTAAGGGATTATGGGAATCTGTTTCCGGTTTTTTCTCTTCTTTATGGAAAGATATATCCGGTGTGTGGAAAACAGTTTCTGGATGGTTCAATACTAATGTTATAAATCCTATTGTTTCATTTTTCCAAGGATTTTCGAAAAGAGTTGGTCAAATCTTTGAAGGATTGTGGATTATTGTCAAGGCGGTATGGATTGTTGTTTCTGATTGGTTTAAATCAAAGGTAATAGAGCCAATAAAGAAGAACTTTGAATTATTGAAATCGGTAGTATCAACCATATTCAAGGTTCTATGGACAACTGTGAAATCGGTATGGGCGGTGGTTTCCGGTTGGTTTAAGGATCATGTTACAACACCTATTAAGAATGCTTTTGGTTCAGCAAAAGAATCTATTCAGAAAGCATTTAGCGCGGCAAAGACAGCGGTAACCGGGGCGTGGAACAGTGTTTCTAGTTGGTTTAAAGAACATGTAACCACACCGATAAAAAATGCTTTCTCGAAGATGAAAGAAAGTGTAACTGAAATATTCAGCAAATTATGGAATAGCGTGAAAAGTGGTGTTGCCGGGGCAATGAACACCGTAATTTCAAGAATTGAAACAGCAATAAATTCATTGATCGGTGGGGTGAATACCGTTTTGAAAGGGTTCAACAGTGTTGTTTCTGCGGCGGCTAAAGTAGCAAAGGTAAAGTGGAGTGGAGTCGATCTTGTACCGAAAGTGAGCCTGCCTAAAGTAAAGGCTTATGCAACGGGCGGTTTTATGGATAAATATAGCATAGCAACAGTTGGAGAAAATGGACTTCCGGAAATTATGGGAACAGTCGGAGGTAAGCCAGCGGTCGCAGGAAGCCAAGAAATTACCGGAATCAAAGATGCCATCAATTCAACATCTGCGCAAGAGGTTTCATTATTGCGACAGCAAAATCAGTTATTACAAGCTATTTTACAGAAAAATTTCGGAATTACTACAAGCGACATAGGAAAAGCTGCAAGGGATTATGGCAGAGAACATTACAATCGAACCGGAGACAATGTATATGTTTTTTAGTGACTTCTATAATTGAACGTGATATAATTCTAAATAAATCATATCACAAGAAAGGAGTCATTATGAGAAGTACAAAAAAATTATTAGTAGCTATGGGGTTGGCGTTTGCCGTTTTGATTTCGGCTATGCCAATCCAAAATGCATATGGGAAACAGATTGTTGCGCAGGCGGCAACTATCAAATTAAACAAGAAAGCAATTTTGCTTGATGTTGGGAAAACACAGAAATTGAAAGTTACCGGAACAAAAGCAAGAGTTAAATGGAGTTCAACCGAACCAAGCATTGCAAAGGTAGGTAAAAGCGGAATTGTTACCGCAGTATCATCGGGTAGCGCAACAATCAAGGCTAAAGTCGGAAAGAAAGTGATGTCTTGCAAAGTAACCGTGAAAGAGAAAATCAACAGACTTGCATACGAAGATTCGAGCATTAGGGTTTACTTTACAGGGCTAAAAAAGGGAACATATCCGGACGAACTTATAGCTTGTTTGACAATCGAAAATATTACAGACAATAATATTACGGTTAATTCTGACACATCATCAGTAAATGATGTTATGGCAGAAGGGGCGTTATATCAAGAACTTTCTCCACATAAGAAAGCTTATGCAACATGGTGGACAATGGATGATAACATTGTGAGTTTGCCAATAAAAAATATTGACAACATACAACTATCCCTAGTTGTCTGGAATGAGGACTCGGAAGATTCCGACTACTACATGACAGATTCTTTTGGGTTACTAAAATGAGTTAAAGGATTTTTGGGAGGAATTTGATTATGAAACAAAGTGGATGGGGAATTGCATCTTTAGTGTGCGGAATAGCAGGCGTTTTGTTAGCGTGTGTTGCGATAGGCGCAGTTCCGGCAATAATTGGTCTTGTATGTGCAATAATTGCACTTACGCAAAAAGGGAAAGGGCATGGAACTGCAATTGCAGGTCTGATTTGTTCAATAGTTGCGATAATTATTTTTATTTTTGCGTCACTTATATTTGACGGAAATGATTCAGACCAACCTAAAAAAGTATCATCAAATGAAGAAACGCAAATTCAAGACACGGAAAACCATTCGACAGAAACTGCAACGGAAGAAAAGGTTAATGAACCTTTTAAGGTTGGAGATACTGTTGAGACGGAAGATTTGAGGATTACGTTTTTGAAAGCCGAGCCGTACACAGAAGAATACGACGATCCAGCAAAAGGACATGAGTTTTACAAATTTGAGTTTGAATTTGTAAATATTTCAGATTCAGATCAATATGTTTCCTCTATGGATTTTAACTGTTATGCTGATGGCTATGATATGGAAAGCGCATATTCAAGCAAGGATAAAGATTTGGATGCAACATTATCAGCCGGAAAGAAAACAAAAGGTGTTGTATGCTTTGAAATCCCAAAGGATGCCAAAAATATTTCTCTTGAATATGAAACAAACTATTGGAACGAATCAAAGGTATGCTTTGAAGTTAAAAAGTAAATGATATTTAAGCCGTGGAAACACGGCTTATTTTAATTCAAAAGTGGATTGACACAAAATCAAAAATAGTCTATCCTTATTACTAAGGAAACAACCTTATCCGTGAAGAAGCGGATTACTTACTCGAACGCCATACTGTACGAAAGAGGAAACCAATGTGATTTCACAAGTGGCTTCCTCTTTTTTATTCAGATAAAAATGTATGGAGGTAAACACGAATGAAAAAATCACAACTTATGCTTAAGATTCAAAACAGCATTGAGGTATTTGAGAATCCGATATTCGGACAGATTAGAATGGTCATGGTCGATGATGAACCGATGTTTTGCCTTGTTGATGTTTGCAGGGCATTGGAAATGTCAAACAGCCGTATTGTTGCTGATAGACTAGACGAGGATGAACGACGTAAGTTAAACTTACCCCGTCAAGGAGAAACTTGGTTTGTTACTGAATCCGGCTTATATGCAGTTATCGTTCGGAGTGACAAACCGAATGCCAGGAAGTTTCGCAAGTGGGTAACATCCGAGGTTCTCCCTACAATACGTAAAACAGGTGGGTATGTCAATAATGATGAATTATTTATTTCCACTTATCTGCCATATGCAGATGAAAACACTAAGCTGATATTTTCACAGACATTAAAAACTGTTAGAGAGCAGAACGAAACCATTAAAAGGCAGAAGAAAGAGATCATCCATAAGGAAGATGTTATTATCGGGCTTGTTGATGATATTGACTTGGCAACCAAGAGACAGCGGATAACACAGATTGTCCGTTTCGGTGCCGATGGAAAGTATCAAGAACGCTATTCGTTGCTTTATGGAGAATTTGAAAGGAAATATCACTGCAACCTTAAATCAAGGATGGAAGGTTGCACACTCAAACCAAAAGTAAGAAACAAGATGGATTATATCGACAGGGAAATGGGAATGATTCCGCAGTTGTACGAAATCGCTTGCAAACTTTTTGAAAACGATGTAGAAAAGCTGAAATCTGAATGGGAATCAGTAGTAGCTTAAAATTTAATCAAATGGATAGCATCTACCAAAATGGTAGGTGCTATTTTTATACCCATTTTTAGGAGGTAAACGATGGGATATGGCGGATATTTAGTAAAGTTTGGCAATTATACCATACCGAACAGTTTAATAAAGCAGGGCACGTTTAGTTCCTATTTAAATATGCAGGACTTAGACCCTTGGACTGATGAAAACGGATATGAGCATCGTGATGCCGTGGAACTGAAAGCCTTAAAGGTTGAATTTGAAACCAAAGCGATGCTGACCGAAAAGCAGTTTGATGATTTTTGGGGAAATATCGAAAAGAACTATACCAAAGCAAAGGAGCACGGCGGCTATATCACGGCATACGTGCCTATGAAACGTGGATATGTCACACAGTACGGATATATCGCTGATATTCAGCCTACGTTTTATTCTGTGGCACATGGGAAGATAAAATATGACCCAATAAAATTTTCGTTTGTAGGTGGTGTATATGATAAATAGCAATTTAAAAGAAAAGTATTGGGATTCCGGCACAGACAAGCAGATGGTTATATCTGTTGTTGGAACAAATCAGAAAATAGACAATTCGATGCTCGAAGTCGGTACGTTTTCGCTTGAAGAAAGTCTTTGCTCGGAATCAGAGTTAAAGTTTGGTGCGTGTGAAGCAAACTGTGTAAAATTCACAGCACGAAACACCGCAGGAAGCATTAACGGTAGAACTATTTCCATTTCGGAAACAGTTGACGGAGATAGCGAAAATCCGATGCTATACGGAGTTTTTAAGGTTGCATCCGATGTTCCTACGGCTGACCGGACAAAACGGCAGATTACGGCATATGACGCTATGTACGACATTATCAATACGGATGTAAAGGCTTGGTATGCAGGACTTAGCTTTCCAATGACGCTTAAGCAGTTCCGCGATAGCTTCTTTGCACATCTTGGAATTGCGCAAGTTGAAACAAGCCTTGTCAATGATTCCATGACGGTAAATAAGACGATTGTAGCCACACAGACGGACGATTCAAGTGCGGTCACAGAAGAGTCCTCTATCAGTGGAAAAACCGTTGTAACGGCAATCTGTGAGATTAACGGATGCTTTGGCAATATCAACCGGAATGGCAAGTTTGAGTATGTCTTTCTTAAAGCAATCACAAGTGCGCTTTATCCGGCAGACAATTTATTTCCGTCAGACAATTTATTTCCGTCTGATGCAAACACGGAGTCCATGACCGGACACTATATCACGTTTGATTATGAGGACTTCCAAAGTAAGGCAATCACGCAGCTAGAAATCAAGACAAACGAAGATAATGCCGGTGCTATTGTTGGAACTGCCGGGAACAACTATTCGATTACAGGAAACTTTCTTGTATCAGATAAGACCGGAGCGGAGCTGGAGCAGATTGCAAATAACCTATTGCCGATTATGAAACAGGCGGCATACACACCGGTCAAAAGTTGCACTTGTGTCGGCAATCCATGTCTGACACTTGGCGAACCAATCCGGTTCAACACCACGAGAGAAATTGTTGAAACGTATCTATTGCAACGCACCCTAACCGGTGTGCAGAGCAAGAGAGATTCAATCTCGGCACAGGGTACGCAGACACACTCTGCAAAGGTTAATTCGATCAGAGACACGATTGAAAGTGTGGAAAGGCGTACCGGAAAGTTAGAGAGGAACGCAGACCATCTTCAATCCACGTATGAAGATTTAGAAGAGCAGACAAATACCAAGTTTGAGCAGACCGCAAATAGCATTGCCGCAGAAGTCAATCGTGCACAAAAAGCGGAAGGGCAATTAGACGCATCGCTGGAATTGAAACTTGGAAGAGACGAGAACGACCAAGTTATTTCTATGATCAATGCCAGCGCAGACCAAATTGTGCTACGAGGAAACAGATTGATTGTAGAATGTAACAACTTTGAACTGGACGGTAGCGGACGAGTACATATAATAGAATCTCTGCTTTTTGACAGCGGTGAGGTATCTGGGGTAGAGATATTAGGGCATGACGGAAGAAATAATGCGTTATTGCAGAATGTTAAGTTGGACTTATTATCTGTTACTGATGCAAACGGGGAAAACTTGGCGACAGAAAGTTATGTTGACAATTCGCTGAGCGACTACGCAACCAAAAGCGAATTGCCAAGTGGGTATTTTACAGATGTAGACTATACACTTAATGATAGCTCTACAACCAAGTATTCGCCTAGACACTTTAATAAAATGTCTGATTTTGGTTCAAGGGAAAGTACCTTGGATATCGAGGGTCTTTTGATTTCTATTCCGAGTTCCGATAAAAGGCTGAAAAATAATATACAATCATTAAGGGATATTAAAAGCGTTTATATGGCAATGTGCCCGGTTGAATATACATGGAAACCCGGATACATCACGCAGCACACAGGCTTGCAGTTTGGTTTAATTGCGCAGGATTTAGAGAAGATTTTGCAGGATGCCGGATTGTCCGATAGCGGACTTGTACTAAAAGAAGATGCCGAAGAGGATGAAAAAGCAATTCACGGAGATTCAAAGACATGGAAAATTGACAAGGAAAATCTTCATGCAATGCACATACAGATGATCCAGATGCAGCAGAAAGAAATCGAACTTTTGAAGCAGAAAAATGAAGAATTGGAGCGCAGACTATCCGTGTTAGAAAGGAGTGTGAGCCATGCAGAAAATATATAACCGTATCAACTGGGAGAATTTCCCAAGTGAAAAAACAGCGGTAAATGAATCTAATCTTAACAAGATGGACTTGGCAATTGACAATCTGGATGATCGTGTGGTTGCTATGGATGCGTCTAAGGTTGATTTGACAAAGGCAAATGAGCTTGTGAAAGAAATTCTGTGGGATGAATCCAACGGAACTCTGACAGTTGTTAAAATGAATGGTTCCAAGGCGGTCATTGATACCAAATTGGAAAAGTTGGCTGTCAACTTCAAGTACAACCCGCAGGCACAGCAACTTGTGATAACGCTAGATGATGGTACAACGCAGAATGTAGATTTATCCACATTGATTACAGAATATGAGTTCTTGGATTCTGATACAATCGCATTTGCAATCGGCAGCGACGGTAAGGTGTCCGCAATCGTGAAAGAGGGAAGTATCCAAGAAAAGCATCTGCGCCCGGATTATCTTGCAGATATTAAAGTGGAATCTGCCAAGGCGGTAGCATCTGCCAAAAGCGCAGGAACGTCCGAAACCAAGGCGGCAAAATCTGCCATAGATGCCAAGGACAGCGCAGACCGGGTGCAGGGAATCGAAGACGAGATTAACAAGAAACTCACAATGACAGAATTTGATGTGAATGAGGATGGGGAGTTGATTTACACGGACAATTCGGCATATAACTTTACCGTTGACAATGACGGAAATTTGAATTGGGAGGTGGCTTAAATGGCTATAGCAGGAAGAGTGGCTATTGTGCCAAAGGGCGATTGGAGCGCAGATGCTACATATAAGAGATTGGATGCAGTAACGCATAATAACACACTGTATTTTGCAAAAAAGGAAGTTCCAGCAGGAACGGCAACGAGCAATACAGAGTATTGGTCGAAATCGATTGTGGGTGGTGCTGGTGGTGTTGCAACGGCTGATGAAGCCGGTGTGGTAAAACCGGCAGACGGACTTTCGATTGCAGAAGATGGAACCCTTAAGGTAAGCATTGATGGCACGACTCTTACAATGGATCAGGTCAACAATGTTATTAAGTTGGCTGACACTTTAAAAGAGAAGATCAATGGAGCGTTTCCGGCGGCGAATGTGGCGAATAATCAGATCACTACAGTGGAAGGCTTCGCACTTGATGCAAGGCAGGCGAACCCGAATATTGATGGGACGCTTGCAAAGCAGATAAGTGATTTAAACGGCAGTTTAAATAATAACCGCAATATAATTTGGTCTAGTCCAAACACATTAACTCCATCTGTTATAAATAGCTGGGTAGCAAGTGACAACTTTATAACACTGCAACCCGGGAAATATATATTAGGGTTTAAAGCTCATACAATTTGTAAAAGCGATGTCTATATAGACACTTCTATAGACACAAAAGAAAATTCTTTTGCGTTTTATGAAAAAAACGTCAATATGCCTGTTAGTACGATAGCAACAGATGAAACAGGTGTAACAAGATCTGTAACTAATGCTTTTGTAGCAACGATTGATACGCCTATTGAGCTTCATTTCCTATGCTATGTAAGTAATATAATAACTATTACCTATGAGCTTTGGGCACTAAGGCTTATTTAAAATTTAGATCGAAGCAAACGAAATACATGAAAACCGTAAAATTTGTTTTTTGCTTTCTGGAATATAGGATCGAATTGCAAAGTCAATCCTACCATCTGCATAAAAAATACCTGTATAACACATTCCATCTTCATCTACTGCAGTAAAAGCTGTGTTAAAAAGTGGCACTACAGGGCTTTTTAATGCAGTATAAGGAGAATAGTTTTTTACATTTGTAAAATCTGCATCAATTTCGCCAGTTAATAATATCCACCTTTTTTGCATCAGGACACATCCACATCGGTTTGCTGTTGCAAAATTAGAGTCAACAATAGAAAGCATTTTCATTTCGTATGTTTTTAAACTGCCGTTTAAATAAGTTTAGTAACTCGTAAATTTACACATAGAAAGGAATAAAAATCATGGACAAAATCATTTTAAGAGACAAAACAGAGTTCGAGATCGCCGAAGGAGCGAGTCTCGGCAATATTCAGATTCAGTCGAAAGACTTTAATGGAATCAAGACAATCACAGATGCCTTTTCAGCGGAGAATATCTCAAAGGTCGCATTTACACACAACGATCAGATCTCCGGCGAGTATGATGATCTTAAGCATGAAGGATTCTCATATGTGCCAAATAAGAGCAAGGATGGCGCTGAAGATGGTACATACACCGTAACGGTCAGCTTGAGGACTAAGACAGAGATGGAGAAAGCCATCGACGAATTGAAAGCAGGACATGAAGTAAACGCTGGAGCAATTCAGGATCTTGCAGATATGGTAGCAGGAGGTGAAGCATAATGGTAAAATTCTACGTGAGACGTATTCTGGTAGACAAGAAAATGACGATTGATGATGTGCCGATGCGTTGGCGCGCAAAAGTGCAAGAAGAGATTGAGAAACAGCTTTCCGCTTCTCTGCAATGACATTTCCTGTCGAAACTTGCGACCGAAAAATGTTGAAATCATGCATATTACAGTGATACTATGGACTTGTCCGAAAGGACACTTCAAGTTCTGGTGGGGGCAAGGCTTGGCATTGTCTTGCCCTCAAATTATCATTGACTATACAGAACGTATGTTCTATAATAATTGTCGAGGGTAGTTATCATTTGAATCGAAAGGGTGGGGGCAATGGATAACAACGAAAATGAGTATTACAAAAGCAAAATCATTGAATTGATTGAAAAATGCGACAATGCTAGATGGCTTCGAGCCATATACGTATTTGTAAAAGAACTGTTAAAATAAGAAGAAAGCCAAGGGTTTGCGCATTGCCCTTGGCTTATTTTTATTTCTTCTTTGAAATCATATCAACAAATTCTTCTAGTTTATCCCAACCATCTTTATCTAGCTGCGCTAGCGCAGAAATCAATTTCTTTTTAAAATTTCCGTCTTCTGATTTCATAACATTTGCAAGCATCTTTGAAATTTGCTCATCTTTTGTTTCCGGCATAAACATTTCTCCGTTTCCGGTGCGAAGCCAATCTTCATTAACATTGCATTTCTCACATACAAGTTTGATAAATGCATCTGATGGATTTCTTCTTCCGGATTCATAGCTAGAAATGTTTTCTTTTGATATTTCCAAGTAATTTGCAAATGTTTCCTGAGTTTTCCCATTAGGATTGCTTTTTCTTATCTCCTTTAGGCGCTCCTTCATATTAACACCTCCTTTCAACTTGATTATACAAGTCACAATCGCAAATGTCAACGACAAAAATTGTACAATGTACAAAAATAACTATTGACAAAGATTGTACGGCGTACTATTATAAGAATGTACAAAGTACAAGAAAGGGGGAACAAAAGTGAAAAAACCAAGTATTTCAGACGTTGCGTTAGTGGTGTCAATCTTAACTTTGATTTTTGTTGTAATCAATTCTTTTATATGAAATGCGAAATTATGCTCCATATAAAAGCCAAGACTGATACAGTAACCGCAATCCATCCTTTGATATCTGCCTTGCTAGATGTTTTTACTGCGATTTCAGATTGAGCCTTAGAACTTTCCGCAATTTCTTTTGCTGATTCAGCCTGCATCTTTGCGGAGTCGGCAATATCATGAAGCTCTTTGCTTGTTTGCTCAATGAAAGCGGTTTGTGCTTCTAGCATCTCAATCGGGGATTTGCCATCTTCGTATTTAGGCATTTCGATGTCTGTGACGGATTTGTTGAAAAAACCATCCAATTGTGGACGAGTAGGTATGTAGCGCATATGGAAATCTCCTTAAGTTTTTTAAGGAATTATATCATGGAAAGGAAGTGAATTCAATGAGTGAAAAGGAAAAGCGCGTTGTTGAAAAACTCCGCGATGCCATTCCGAATATGACCGATTTTCAGAAAGGATATGTCCTTGGAATGGTAGAAAGTTCTGCTTCGAAACATAGTGAGCAGGGCGAGGAAAACGAAACACATAATGGAAAGGAGAATTAAAATGAGCAATTTTGAATTTCAGAAAGTTAATTCAAGGGTAATTCGTAGCGGTGACAACTATTTGGCAAAGGTTGACTCTGCGGAAAGTTTTTCAAGCATTTTCGTTGACGAGGAAACAACATATGGAGTTTCTGTAAGAGATGCACAGATACAGACAGGAGATTCGACTTACACACATGCAATGGCTTTTACATATTCCATGGAAGATGGTTCCGTGCGTTTTATAGATGTTGTTGTATGTCCGTTACTCGGAACGTTTGTTTCTGACTGGTACTAAATTATAAAGTGGCAGAAAGGAGCATGAATGAAAAAAGTAATTCAATTCATTATAGGTGCGGTTGCAATGGAATATTCCTTAGTTGCCGCGTGCTATATGGATAGTGAGGGCGCGGCCGGGAATATGGCGGCTATTAAATTTGTAGCCGGAGCGGTAATTGCTGCAATCATGTATTACTGGTCGGAAGTAGACCGAAAGAGAGCTGAACTCGACAAAAAAATTAAGAGAAATCGCAGAATGAGAGAGGATGCATGGTAGACGTTGTGTATATAAGTGGCACGAGATGTTCCACGAAAGAAAAGCGTATGCTTGCTGAACTTTTGGCAGGGAAACGAAAGAAACAGAATGATAAAGAGAATTTTGAAAAGGTTCTTGACAGAGAAATAGGAAGGAGAAGAAATGGAGAACAGAATAACACTGATCGGTGATGTTGTATCAGCACCAAGAGAAAGCCATACAACGTCAAGCGGTAAGAAATTTTATAAATTTTTCATCGGAGTTGAAAGAAGAAGCGGTGTTGCAGATATACTTCCGGTACTGTTTGATGAAGAAATCAGCGATACAGGAATCAGCGGAACGGTATGCGTCAGTGGGAAGATGATTACCCGGCACGTAAAAACAGGGTCTGGGAAAGCAAATCTTACATATGTTATGGCGGATACAATCACGAAGCCAGAGGATGATAGCCCTTTGAATGAAGTAAGCCTTGATGGAATTATCGAGGAAAAGCAACTTAGAGAAACACCACTTGGTCGCAAAATCTGTGATTTGAAACTCAAAAACGTAAGAGAAAACGGAAAAGAGGATTTGATCACCTGCATCGTATGGGGAAAGTGTGCGGAGTATACGGACTCACTTGCTTTAGGCGATAAGGTAAGCACATACGGCAGATTACAGAGCCGGAGATACAAGAAAACGTGTAAAGATGGTCACGTTGTGGAAAAAGTTACATATGAATTGTCAATAAAAGGAATCGTGGGGGTGTAATAATGCGAATGATTTTAAAATCGTTACACATGGAGAATTTCAAAGGGATTAGAAGCCTTGATGTTAAATTTTCAAATAAAATCAAGATTAAAGGGCAGAACGCAGCAGGAAAGACCACAATTTTTGATGCGTTTACATGGTTGCTTTTTAACAAGAACAGTGCCGGAGAGGAAAAATTCAATGTCAGACCATTGGACAAGGACGGAAAGCACATTGATAACGTGGAAATAAAGGTTGCGGGAGTTATTGAAGTTGATGGCAAAGAAGTGGAACTTTCCAAGGTTCAGAAGCAGAATTGGGTTAAGAAGCGTGGCACCGATACCGTGACTTTGCAGGGAAATGTCAATTCGTTTGAGATTGACGGTTATCCGAAGAGTGAAGCTGAATTTAAGACTTATATTTCCGGTTTGGCGCAGAGTGAGGAAATGTTTAAGATGCTGACCAATCCGCAGTATTTTTCTTCTCTGAAATGGAAAGAACAGAGAGACATTCTAATGAAACTTGTTGCAGATGTTTCCGATGTGGAACTGGCACAGACCGATGCCAAGTATGCACCGCTGATTGATGAATTGGAAAAAGCACCGTCTACGGATGATATTCGTGCCAAGTTTTCCAAGGCATTATCTGAATGGAAGAAGAAACAGGCTGAAATTCCGGTTCGTATTGATGAAGCAGAGAAATCCAAGGTTGATGTTGATGTGGCAGAGCAGGAGTTATTAAAAGCCGATTTAGAGAGAAAGATTGAAGCACTTGAAGATTTAATTGGGAAACCCGATGCGCGGATTGATGAAATGCGCAGCGAAGAAATGCATTGTCAGTTTGAAATGTCAGCTATCGCGCAGACCATGGATAACGAGCTTTCAAGCAAGAAACGCGAGATTGAAAATCACAAATATGACCACGAACGGAAGTTAGAGGATGTTCGTTCATCAATCAGAAAAGCGCAGGATTCCATTGAAAGCAATAAGAAATCAATTTCTGAACAGACTCTTAAGAAATCTGACCTTGTGAAAAGGTACAAAGAGGAAAAGGAAAAGAAGTTTGACGATTCTAAGTGGATATTTGACGTATCCACAACGGTTTGTTCGTTATGCGGACAAAGATTGCCGGAAGATAAAATAGAGTCTTTAAGAGCCGATTTTTCGCAGAGAAAGGCAGATGCAATCGAAATATTTAATGAAGAACACGCGAAAATACTTGCCATGATTGTTGATGACGGAAATGCGTGCGCTGAAATGATTAAGGATCTGACAAAGAATAACAAAGAATTGGGAAACAAAATTAACACCTTGAAACTTAATGAAGCGGAAGAAATTGACATTATCAAGGGATTTGATGAACAGATTTCTAAGATTCCGTCTTGCGCTGATTATATGCAGAATACGGAATATGCCAAGTTAAAGGCTAAACAGGATAAATTGCTTGCTGATATTGCAGAGTTAGAATCCAAGGGCAAAGATAAGGTGGCTGAGTACGCAAAAGCTGATAAAGCAAAATTAAAGAGCCAGCTTGATGAAGTAAATAAGATTATTACACAGGCGGCTAACAACGTGGCGATTGATGATCGTATCGAAACGCTTCGTGACGAGCAGAAAGAAATCGGGCAGAAAGTTGCCGACCAGGAACAGATGCTTTATCTCTTGGAAGAGTTCATTCGTTTCAAACTGGATAAGGTTTCTGAATCTATCAATAGCCATTTCAAGACAGTTAATTTCAAACTCTTTGAAATGCAGTTAAATGGCGGCATGAAAGATTGTTGTGAGTGTACCGTGAATGGCGTACCGTATTCGACTTTGAACAGTGGTCACAGAATTGTAGCCGGGCTTGATATTATCCGCTCTCTTAGCGAGTTATACGGTGTGAGTGTACCGATTTTCGTAGATAATGCGGAATCGCTGAATGAGTTTAATGTGCAGGATATGGATGCACAGTTAATTCTTTTGAGCGTTTCCGAGGACAAACAGTTGAAAGTGGAGGGTGTGTAGAATGAAAATTAGAGTTTCTACAGACGGAATGAACATTTCTGTTGATGTCGGAGATAAAGCAGTTGAACTTTTCTCTAAGATTACAAGCGTGCTGATAGACTATCTTCATTTTGATCCCACGAAAGAAATTGAGATCGAGAAACCAAAGTTAGTGATTGATTCGCTTCCAAAAATTCCGAATGCTGTAGTACCGAGCAGCATACCGGCACAGCATAAAGAACCTGTTGAAGAGACTTATCACGGATTGACATATAAAGGATTCATCTATTGGAAATGTAAGAAATGCGGAGCGATAAGAGGTTTCTGCTTGAAGAAAGAGAGCAAAGGCATCCATTGCACGAATTGCGGAGATGAGTCACTTTTCGATGAACCATTGAAGCCACTTTATGCGAATTGTGAGTGCGGACAGCGTTTCAAGTACATGACGAATATGGATGAGGCAATGTTTGATATGGATTGCATTGATTGTGGTGCACCAATTCCTCTTAAGTGGAACGACCATGATAAATGCTATCAGACCATCAAAAATTAGAAAGTGAGTTATCAGAATGTCAAGAGTAGGTACAAAGAACAACATCACACAGCCGGATGCGCGGTGTATGTCATGCAAGCGTTGGAAGCGTGCAAGTAAAGGGTTCTGGGGAAGAGACGGACATTGTTCTCTTCCGTATTGCGAAAAAGACGCGAGAAATAAAGGAAAGAGAGGTCGTGTAAATGGATGATATTGAAAAATTGAAGGCTGAAAACTCAGATTTGCGAACAAAGGTAAATGACCTGGAGCGTAATGAATATAGCCTTATAGAAAAACTTAGAAAAGTCTCAGAAACAAACGAAAGACTTTTGCGTATTCTTGAAAATTTGTCAAATGGATATGTGAAAAAGGAGAGGTAATTATGCAGTATATCAAAGCAAAATACCCAAACAGCACACGCAGTTACATCTTTAAGACCGAGGATTCCGTAAAAGCCGGTGACACGGTTGTAAATGCTAAGTGTGCAAAGCTGGCAGTTACAGATGAAATCGTGGATATGAAGTGGGTGGAGACCTACGGTGCTGATAAGGTGGCGGTTGTGAAAAAGTATGAAGAGCCGGTAGATGCCGGAGAAAGCGAGGAATAAATAATTATGGCAGAAGCAAAGAAACAGGAAGTAGCAGTTAAGCAGGAAATGAATACAAGGCTTTCGTTCTACGCAAACCAGTACACCGGACTTATGGAGCGAGATTTCGAGGAACATGGTCTTGTATTTGATGATTATTCAAAACAGTGTGTTATGGCATCAATGAGTGCGATTTACAACCTTGTTACATCAAATAAGGCAGCTATGGAAAATCTGAATGGTTCTAATTTGCGGCAGGTTATCGGGCAGGTTTCCAGCCTTAAACTTAATGCAAATGCAGTACCGAGAGAGTGTTATTTCCAGTTAAGAAATAAGCAGGATGCCAATGGAAATTGGTATAAAGAGGTTGAGATGGGAATCGAGGGAGACGGAAACGATGCGCTTCTTCGTAACTTCGGCGTTGGCGTTAAAAAAGTCTATCCGGTATGGCTTGTGAAAGAAGGAGATGAATTTACATACCCGAAACATAAAGGCGTTGAGATTACACCACCGGAATGGGAAGAAAAGGGATTGTCGCAGAAAGTAATCCGTGTCGTTTACCCGGTCGAGATGGACGGTGGAAAGATTGAATACATGATTGCGGAACGTGAAGGTGTAAAAGGAAACCTTTTGGCTCATGTGCGCAACAATCTTTTGAATGAAACGTTTGGAATTTGCGAGAATAAGCGCAAGGCGACCGACAAGCAAAAGGCTGAAATTAAGGCTAAAAAGGACGAGATTATCAGTGCACTTCTCGGATGCAAGACATTGGAAGAAATGCTTGCTTGTGAAGTGGCAAGACCTTATATGAGCGCGGCGTGGAGAGAAACTTCCGAAGCTATGATTGTCCGC